TTAATTCCTATCGTGGTCGCGGATGCTGTAGGTGACCACGCCCCACACCTCGAAGTCGTTGTTCTCCAGAATGTACCGCGGTGGGTACTTCGGGCTCGCTGATCGGAGCACGGGCATCCCAGACTCGAAAGTCAGGTATTTAGCCGTCGGCTCCTGGTCGACCACCGCGATGATGATCATCCCCTCGGCCGGCTCCATGCCCTTGTCCACGATGAGGAGGTCGCCGGAGAAGATGCCGGCGCCCTCCATGCTGTCACCCTCCACCTTGACTAGGTACGTGCCCGGATCTCGGATGTTGAACAATTCATCGAGGGAGATTTTCTGCTGATCGAAAAGCATGCCGTCACTCAAAGCGGCACCACCAGGACTGCGCATAGAACGCATCGTCTATTACCTCGACGCCAGTGAGGTTCATCCCATTCGTCGCCATGCCGGTGATGGTCACGTCCAGCAAACGGGGAAGCACTCCCGGCCCCGGGGCAGCGGTGAATACCCAGGCGGTAGTGGTGGTCCGTCCAAGGAGGTCATCATGGGTTTCGATGATGTGGACATCTCCCCGGATCGGAGGAATCTTGGGAAGCTCCTTTTTGTCGATCGCCACGCCAAGGCGTCTTCGGGGTGTGATGAGAAAATACATGGTTCGATCTCTTGGATACTGTATATGCATACAGTTAACTAAGCTGAGCTATCGTGGTCAACACTGTATAAGCCGATTTTCGACAGGTGACACCATGTTCGGACGCTACTCGATCTACGAGCCGATGGACCATTACCTCAAAGACCTGGCGTCGAAGCAGATCGTCATCAACGGCTACGACCTGTGGCCTATCGAGCGCTACAACGTCGCGCCGTCGACTCGAGTGGAGATAATCCGCCCGACTGAAGACGGGTTAAGCGTGGACAAGGTGAAATGGGGATGGTCGCCATTCTGGGCGAAGAAGGATGCCAAGCGGCCCGCACCCATAAATGCCAGGGTCGAGACGGTGATGACGGGGAAGTACTTCAAACAGCTCTGGCCGAACGGGCGCGCGCTGGCCCCCGCCAATGGCTGGTTCGAGTGGGTGAAGGATCCGGACGATCCCAAGAAGAAGCAGCCGTATTTCATCAGGCTGAAGGAGGAAGGACCGATGTTCTTCGCCGCGCTGGCGGAAGTGCATCAGGGACTTGAGCCGGACCCGCAGGATGGGTTTGTCATCATCACCGCGGATTCAGACCAGGGCATGGTGGACATCCATGATCGGCGCCCGGTGGTGCTGAGCCCGGAGCATGCCCGAGAATGGGTTGATCCAGAAACCACGCCGGAGCGCGCCGCCGAGATCGCCAAAGAATGCTGCCGACCGACAGAGCAGTTCACCTGGTTTGAGGTGAGCAAGGACGTGGGAAATGTGCGGAATCAGGGGCCGCAGTTGATCGAGGCAATCGAACCTCACCAGTCGGATCTGTTCGAGCACTGATGAGGGCTACCGCATTGAACTATGCTCTCACACTCGTTCAACATGCGGAGGAAGGCGTCATGTCGAAGGTATCAGGTGGAAAAGGTAACGCAGGCGGAGGCGCTTCTGGTGGTAAGGCTGGCGGTAAGTCGCCTGCGCCAGTGCCGAATCTCCCGAGCAAAACAGGAAACCCATCAGGCGGCGGTCGCGGGAACGCCGCACCCAAAGGCAAGTAGGCCCATCAACGACACACGTCCCTGATATACGACTGGGCGGCCTTCAGCGCTGCCTGGTCGGCAATGATGCCGGCTCGGATATTGAGAATACTCTGTCCAGTTCCTGTAGCGAGTTCGACGGTGCCTGCATCACCCAGGCCGGAGGCGCTGGCGGTGCCGGGCACGTTCCCACCACTGGCACGACAACTTCCCGCGATGCGCAGCCGGCGAGTGCCGTCAGCAACAGCGCGGCGCAGAGTTTCGTTTTCAGCATTGGCTTTCACCTTCTCTTCTGTGGCGGATTTGTCCAACTGGGCAAGGCGCTGCTCTGCGTCCTGCTGCCTGGCAAGCGCCTTTCTGGCCTGGTCTGCACCAACATTGGCGATCAGCGTCAGATCGGCCTGGCGGCTGGACTCATTGGTGGCAATGACCTTGCCGTAGGCGTTGGCCTGCCAGAACCACGCGGCGGCGAACCCTGTGGCGAGCAGCACCACCACCGCGACGCTATAGGCAGCGAGCTTAACGCGCAGGTCGGTCATGCCAACGCCCTCCGGATGCCTTCGGATATCACCGCAGTCGAATACGGCACGCCACCGTTCTCATGCTTGATGATGCCGATGGTGATCGCGGTCAGGATTTTCTGGTCGCGCAGGTCGACCGGCTGATTTGGCTGCGCACCTACGCCGGCGGCCACCGCCCTGATGTAGGACTCGGTGTCGTTCTCAACGCCCGGGGCCCAGCGGTTGATGACCTCGCGCACAGTGTCGATGCCAGAACCACCAATGCCAGGCATTCCGTCCTTGCCGCGATAGGCCAGGATGAGTTTCGCCAAAGCCCGGATTCCATTTTCAGCGGTGTCGAAGCGAGCAAAACGCTTCTCCACCGTGGGATCTGGCGCGAGCTGGCCCTGCCACTGGTTGCGCGGGTTGTAATCGATGTTGCCGGGGTTGTTGTTGCGAACCCCTCGGGTGACTGGTGGCATCACTTTTCTCCAGGCAAAAAAATACCCGCATTTGGCGGGCTAGGTTGTATGCTCAATCGATTGAACGAATTTGAACGGTGATGATCGTTCCAGACATTAGGGCTAAAGCTATGGCACTGACTTTTCGCGTTCTAGCCGGTGATGAGGTGCCATCCCATTTCTCGCAACAGGGGGTCGGTAAGGTATTTGAGGTCATTGATCATGATGGAATCATCATGCTTTTTGACCTGCCTTATGAAGCTGTCCGCTGGGCGCGACAGTCTCACGATCTTGGAGTCGCGAAGCGCCTCCCGGGGAGTCGGGAATGGATCGAGCAGTTCTACTCCGCCGAGTAATGAGCATTGCGTTAGCGGCATCGCTATCAGATGGTGTCGAGGCCCAGCGCGGCGGGGTCTGCAGCGATGTCGGGGATTGCAGGGGCTGGGGGCCACAACGGCGCCGCCGGCCAGGTCGGCTGCGTAGCCACCTTGCCCAGGGCGAACTTGTAGGTTTTCCAGGATTTGAGGCTGATCGTCAGCCCCGCCAGCTCTGCCTCATCCTCTTCGGAGGCCACGCCGGCATCAACGCCGTATCCCAACGTGTCCACGCGGTCCTGAATGCGGGCGATCTGCTCGGCAGCCACGGCGTTACGCTGGGCCAGCTGGCTTTTCGATTCCGCGAGCACCAGCGCCAGCGCCGCGGCCTCCTTCATCTCTCTGGTGATCATTTTCGACCAGTCGATTTTGCTCATTCAGCCAACTCCTGCGGTTCTTCGACAACTTCGGGCACCGGCAACGGCTGAGGCAGCAGCACCGGGCCATCCGGCACGCCCACCAGGTCCTGGGGAAATGCCTGCGCCTGGCTGTAGTTGACCGGAAGCGGCAGCAGCAGGTTGATGACGAGCTCACCATCTATTCGATCGACGTCCCCTGTGACCCAGGGGTTATCCACTGCGCCGGCCGGCAGGGTAGCGCCATCCAGTAGAGGGGCGAAGTCCAACGGCTCACCGTTGATGACCAGCGTATCGCCGCTCTTGTGGACTTCGAGCAGCTCATCGCGGCGCTGCGGGTGCAATTTGATAATCATGATTAGAACCACCTGCCGACGACAAGAATTCGGAAGCTCGCGAACTGCTGGGCAGCCGCACCGTTACGCAGCACAAGGTTGAATGACCCAGCGCTCGCGGGATACGCCAGGACAATGCCGTATTGATCGTTCGTACCCTGCGGCACTGCGTTGCCCAGAACGATGAAGTCCGATGCGGCAAACGCCGCCGGGGTCGAGTAAGGCCCGAGAACGTTCAGGCCAGCTGAGGCGCTGACGATGCCAGATGGTTTGCAGTAGCAGATCTGGGTGCCGTCGGCGAAGCGTGTGTATTCACCAGCAGCGTTGCTTCCGCGCTCGATGATGGCGCCCGTGGGCACCCCGCCACTTTGCCCGACGCTGCCGAGGATGTTGCTCTTGCCGAAGGCGCCCGCCGACTGCAGTGCAGACAGCAGCGCGGCTGTGGTGGTGACACCGGTACCGCCCTGGCCGACGGACAACGCGGTGGTCAGCCCGGTCAGGGATTTGATATCGCTGTTGGTACCACTGGCAGCCTTTGCAGCAAGTGCCGTCACAGCAGCGGCGGCCTTGGCCTGCAGCTTGCCGATGGCGGCCAAGACGTTGTCGGCCGCGACCACATCGGCAGTGCTGGTCGTCACCAGCCCGGTGAGCACCGCCGCGCGCACCCGAAAATCCGAGAAGTACTTGTTGTCGCCTTCCGGCAAGCCATCGGTGTTGGTCAGGTTCAACGCGGAGCGAACACCCGCCAGGGTGCCTATAGTGCCCAGCACCGCCAGCACTGGCCCGAACTGGTTCACCAGTGCGCGCAGGGCGTCGGCAGAGTCCTTCACGTAGCCCTGCATCGGCGCCAGCGCGTAGGCGCCCGCGGCACTGTTTGTGCCCTGATAGTTCGGGGATATCGAGAGCACGGTGTTGCTCGCGATGTTCGTCACCTCATACCAGCCACCATCTGGCCCGCGGAATGCATCACCGACACGTGCGTTCGCTGCAAAAGCTGTATTGGTGCCAGTAACCGTGCCTGAATTTTGGACGACAGAAACCGTCCCGGCTTTGTACCAGGGCATATGTAATTCCTTTGGTTTGGAAAAGTTAAGCGACTAGCCTGGCGAATAAGGCGGGCAGGTAGAACGTCTGAGAGTTAGCTGAAGACGTCATAGTTGCGTACAGCGTCCCATTAGTGAAATCCCACACGCTTGCGACAAGGGCGCCCGAGTTAGACCCTGCTACCACGTTCATGCTGTAGTTATTGACCAGCATGTAGTCCACGGTATTGATCGGCTTTGGACTGGAAAAGAAATTAGTTACGCCAACATCTAGGGTCTGCGTGAAGGCATATGCCCAGTTCTGATATGCCGCCGTAAATACCGCGCATGGGTTTCCACTATCGAAAAGAAGCTTCCCCGATCCGTCGAAAAGCTGCATACCGTATTGGCTTACGCCTTGCGCAGCAAAGGCGCCAACGAACCATGTGCCATTTGGGGGCGCATAGTTCACGCTTCGCGTGCGAATGCCGAACCCGGTCCAGTTTCCAGGAGATCCGTATATCAAAACGCTGGTAATTGCTGCCTGCCCACTGATTACGCTTGGCTTAGCAAAAATCAATGGCGGTTCTTGCGAGGTGATCACACGTGAAAAATTTACGTTCGCCCGCAAGCCGCTCTCCGCGTTTGGCGAGTAAGCGCCCTGATCAAGAACGACAAGCCGCGCAAATTCCGAGTCGAGTGTTACGACGTCACTGTTGTTCGTGGACTGAAAGCCATACGACATCAAGACATCCTCACGACGATCAGTCGCATTGAAGCCGTGGTTGCCGGGTTGGTAAATCCGGCATATCCCCGATTGTAGTTATAGACCCGCACCACGTCTGTCCGCACCTCGGTTTCGAACTGAGTGTCATTGCTTGTGTAATTAGCCACAGGAAGGCAAGTGGCCGAGGCGTTGGACGGCGTGACGCCTGGACAACTGAAGTCCTGATACCCTGCGCCCTGGGAGTTGACGATTGTCCAGCCGCTATTGTTGACGACTACCGATAGGACAATCCGCACAGTGAACGAGTTTTCATCCATGCGCAGGTTTCCCGAGGCGTCCCACACCCGCATGCCATAGGCCATCGTTCACCCCAGGTTTCCGAGCTTCACCCGAAGCACGTTGTTCGCGTCGTAGACGGCCACATACAGGTTGTTGACGACAATTCGCCCCTGACCCGCTGCACCGCCGTTGATTTCCAGCGTGCCGTCCTTGTTGAGGATCCAGCCGGTCTGGCCCGCCACGTAGTTCGTCGAGCTGATGAAGCTGCCGATTTTGGCGTTGGTGATGGTCCCGTCCTGGATGTACGCCTGGTTGAGGAATACCTGCCCGCCCTGAACCGCGAACGGAACCGAGACGGCACCGCCGGCAATGGTGTTGACGATGGCAAAACGATCGGCAGAGACCAGGAACTGGCTCTGTAGTCCGGCTGCAGTGTTCTCGATGCCAAGCCCGATGCCCGCGGCGATGTACTGCCCCGTCGCCGAGTTGTACTGCATCTTCACGGACCAGGAGCCTGAGACCTTCCCGTTCACGTCGACCAGCGCCTGCGACTGGGTCTGGATATCGAGCGTGTTGCCGTCGACCTTAACGCCGAGCTGCTGAATGGCGATGGCCGTGGCCTGCTGGTTCGTGGTAACCACCTGGCGCAGATCGGTAACCTGCGCCTGGTTGTCGCCCACCGTGGCAGTCAGCTGGGTAACGCTCTTCGCGACAGCCTCATTCGCGCTGGCAGCGGTCTTGGCCTCGGTGACGATGCTGGCCGTGCTGCCCCAGCCCTTCAGGGCATCGGCCAGGTCACCTTCACCATCGTCATCCCGGGCGGATGACCGCAGCGCCTGCAAGCTTGAAGCCTGGGCCGTCACCCTCCCGTCGATGGTGGTGATGTCGGTGGTGTTGGTCGCCACCTGCTGGGCCAGGCCGTTGGCCGTCTCGACACTCTGACCCACGTCCAGCCAGTAGGCGGTGTTCGGCGGCGGCGTGTTGATCGGCACAGTGCTTTTCGCCTGGTAGATGCGATCATCCGCAACAACCTGCTGGCCCTTGGTGTAGACCTGATCCTGCTTGTAGCCCGCCAGCCCATCCAGCGCGTCGATCTGCTCCTGCAGGTCGTCGATCTTGTCGATCTTGTCCTTGAGGTCCTGGCCGAGCTCCGTCTCGCCAATCTGGCCGGCGATCATGTCCAGGATCGGTGCGGCTTCCGAGCTGCTCTGCCCCATCACGCCCTGCCCGACCGGGTACCACGGACCGATGTTGCCAGTCCGGTCAACCAGCCGCGCCCAGAAGAAGAACGTCACGCCCGCCAGCAGGCCTTGTATGCTGTATTCGGACTGAGGGTAGGCCAGGTCGGTGAGCTTAGTTGCGCTTTCCCGCGCCGGCGTCGGTCCGTACCAGATCTCCGTGCGCTGGGTGTCTTCCGCACCTGGTGGGAAAGTCCATTTGAGGCGGATGCCGAAGATCAGCGGGGCCGCCGTCAGCGAGGTCACTGCCGGCGGAAGGCCTTCCTTGCCGTTGAGCTGGGTCAGGATCGAGGTCCGCCAGATCGACGAGATGTCGTAGGCGCTCACCGCACGCACCCGGGCCAAGTAAGCGCCCCGATAGATGCCGGTGATGTCCACGCTGGTCGCGCCGGTGCGCTGCAGCTTGATCCAGTTGCCGTTGTCCTTGCGCCATTCGACGTCGTAGCCGACCGCGCCGGTGACAGCCGGCCACGTGATCGTCATCGTGGTAACGGCCAAGCCCTGGGCGATAGCAGTGTTGGACGTCAGCGTGACGCTGGCCGGCGCCGGAACGACCGTGATAGGGATGACGCTGATCGGCCTATCTTCCAGCCGTGCGCCAGTGTCGATGAACGCGAACTTGCTCGGCTCGAACTGAACCGCCGCGATCTCGTAGTCGCCTTCGGTGGTGCGCTTGGTGCTGAGCACACGATAAAGCGGGATCGCCAAGTCGTCAGCATCGAGCGCCCACTGCAATTCTGCCGTCGGCGTCTCGCTGTATGCGGTGGTGACGGTCACTGCCCGACCTGAGACAGACTGCACCGTGCGCCCCTCGGCCTTGCCGCTGGGCAGGTTGATGATCAACCTGTCACCGGGCTTGGCCTGGGTGTCACGGTCGAGCGTCACGACGCGCGCGGCGCCCGCCGAAATCCGCCCTCCCACTTCCCGCCCGGCCAGCAGCGAGTCGGCCACCGGGATGATGTAGCCCGGGAGCGGAATAGCGCCCTCCATGCCGGTCTTGAACGTGACAGTCCGGTCCTGGTTGTTGCTCATCACCACCCATTTGCCTCGGCGCTGGGCCTCAGAAGCGCGGGTGCAGCCGATGGCGCTGATCTCTATCGGCTTGTCGCCGAATCGCTGCTGCAGCGCGGTATCGGAATAGGCTGTGACGTCGGTGTCGTAGTTGTTGGCCGGGTTGTCGTAGCTGACGATCGCGCGCGAGTAGCGGGTTTTGCTTGATGCGCTGCCGTAGGAAAACTTGCCGTCGATGACGTTCGCGCGAGTGAAGACGTAGTCGAAGTCCTGGGTGCGCGGCATGTCGGCTTGTGCGACGAGCTGGCCTTGGGCCCAGTAGGTCATACCCCGGTAAATCGCGGAGATGTCGCGCAGCAACGTCCAGGCTTCGGCCTTGCCCTGCAGGTTCATGTCGCACAGGAAGCGAGGCTCTTGCCCGCCCGCGCCATTCCCGACCAACTGGTCGCAATACTGGGCGATCCGGTACAGCTCCCACTTGTCGACCATGAACGGCTTGATGCGCTTGCCCAAACCGAAGCGGTCTACCGTGCAGATGCCGTAGGTGATCCACGCCGGGTTGTTGGTCCACGCAAGCTTGAAGGTGCCATCCCACACGCCGGTGTAACTGCGGGTGACCGGGTCATAGTTGCTCGGCACCTGCCACTTGCGGCCGTTGCAGTCCACGGTCACAGCAGGAATCTTGGTGAACTGCTCGGCGTCGAACTCGATGTAGAGCAGCGCGGTGTTCGGGTACCGCAACTTCGCGTCGATCACCTCGGTGTAGCCGGCGATCAGCATGGTGTCGGCGATCTTGTTGCTGTTCTGATTGGGCGTCAGGCGGCGGACGCGGATCTGCCAGCCAGAGGTGGCTGCCGGCAGGTCAATACGGCGCGAGCGCTCGTAGCGAGTAGTGGTCTTGCCGTCCACTGCTTCGACCAGCACCTGTTGATAGGCCCCACCGTCTGTGGCCACATCGACCGCATATTCGATGCGATAACCGCCGACGTTGCCGTTCTCGTCCTGCTGCTGGAGCGCGGGCCAGGCCAGGCGCAGGCGCACTGCGGAAAGCTGGGTGTTGGTCAGCGAACGAACCCACGCCGTATCGCTGCGCAGCTCGACGTTGACCGTGGTTTCATTCTCCACCGATGGAATGCCGGGGATATAGGACTGATCCACCGCGCCGGTGCGCCACTCCCATTTCACGTTCGGGAAGTTGACGTTGCCGCTAGCGTCATTGATTGGCGTGTTGTCCAAATAGATGTTTTGGGCGCTGGGCACGCCGTCGAACTCGCCCTCGCCGACCGCGATCAGGATCTTGGCCAGGTTCGTCGAGCGCAGGCTGTCAGCAGCCTCAATCGGAGTTTTCGGGCTGCTGCTGCCGCCCTTGGCGCCGGTGATGTCGATTCGTTCAGCTGCGCCCATGCTTTTCTCCAGGCATAAAAAAACCGCCAGTCGGCGGTTGGGTCTTCCAATCCAAAATCAGGTTTTGTCTTCGGCGTAGATCGAGGCACTGATGATCGCGCCGCCCCAGCGCCGCCGGCCGATGCAGATCGGGACCGGGTTGCCGCTGGCTGTGGTGTTTCGGGCGCTGCCGAAGGCGTAGGACGGCAGGTTTTCGGGGGCAGCGCTCTGCCGCAGCCCAGATGCTTGAGGGCTGAGCATCTGAATTACGCCTCCAGCGACCAGAGCTACGCCAGCAGGCGCAAGTGAAGGAAACCAAATACTCGCCACAAGCAGAACAGCGCCAAGGATGGACTGCAGAATGCCTGCGCGCTTACTGCCTTCAAGAACTGGGGCGATCTTCACCTCGCGGGTGCCGCCCATTTCCAGGCTGTCGACGCCAACGTTATGGCCATTACGGAAAACCGCAAACCGCATACCCAGCCGACTGAGTCGTTTGATTTCGTCTTCAAAACCATCGAGCGTACATTTCAAAGCTTTCAGCGCTTCCCACGCACGCCCGCTATCAAGCTGCCGTCTATGCACGCGACCAAATTTTTTGCGAAGCGGGCCGGTGAGAATGATCGTCGTCACTGGGTCGAAGTGAGCAGCAGTAGCAGCCATCTTTTGCTCCGAACATAAAAAAACCGCCCGGAGGCGGCTTAAGAATTGGTTAAAGACAAGATCGAACCGCTGATTCAACAGCGCTTCGGCCAGGCATCATGGACCATGCCATACGCTGATGCAGGACCACCAAACTACCATAGGCAGTCTTGGTGATGTCGAGCATCTCGTCTGCCATGTTGTTACTGGCAACAAGGAGCCGATAACCGTTTTCGGTCTCCGACATTGTGGAATCGGTTCGCGCATTCTGCCACTTGGGGAATACGCACAGCGCGTAACGCTTCGGATCTTTCTTGGTGGTGGCGTTAATGCTCGGCTCGTTTTCAGCCAAATCCCCCGGACCGACACACCCAGCCAGCAGGGCAACCGCCAGCGCCCCTATCAGAATTCGCATGATGATCCCTCATTGATAAAGGGCCGAGGGTAGCACCAAGGCAATCGATGCAAAAAGCCCAGCACATGGCTGGGCTTCGGGTCACTGCTGGCGCACTTCGAGAATCGTGGCTCCGGGGTACTTCTGCAGGATCTTCCTCTCAGCTTCACGCTGGTCAGTTCCGTTCTGAAGAACGTTGCTCATGCCTGAACCGTTGCTCGCTTTGAGCTTGAAAACGTAGGTCTTTACTGCTGCCACGATGCGTCTCCTTCGCATGTATGAAAGCAAAACATAACATCGTCCTGTCCACCCATCCAGCATGGACAAACGATCAGTAACGAACCAGGTGCATGCCGTAGTAGCGTTGCGCCTTTAACGAACCGCCTCGGTCCGTTGCCTGCAAGCCCATGGACCGGGGGCAATGTGACCTAGGAGGTCGATGTGAGCGATGAAGAATTTAAGCCGTATCTGCGGCACGACTCGGTGGTGCTTGGGCTAACGCGAGCCGTGCAGTGCCTGGCGCATGTTGTTTATCTTGAAACCGAACATAGAGAGCTTCTTGAGGCCACCCTCAAGGAGCAACGAGACACTGAAGATGTCGGTCTAAAAGAGGTTAATCTGAAGCTGTACAAAAGCGCTATCGATGGTGTGCTCAATGTGCTTGAGCAGATTAAGCAACAGGAATCAAAAAACTAGACGTAAAGCTCGAAAGCGCTGCGATGATCTCCTCTTCACTGGCATTTGCTGGCTGGAGCTCTTCGCAGTGTTGCTCGATTGGACACTCAGAGCAGGCACCACTGATGCCCGCTGAGTGCAGAATGTGATCTTCCTCGATCTCAAAAGGCTGCTTCATTACATTCTCCTGCGGCCTCGCCGCTCACTATTTAGCGTCTCTGTGCCTGAGAATCAGGCGTGTTCTGTCATGCCATGGCCCGCCGAACACGATAATCTCGGACGGCCTGCCATACAGGTGGTGCAGCAGGAACGGACCAGCGCCGTGCACTGCCGATGGCTCTCCGGGCAACTGTGGATCAGCCCCCAGATAGATGCCCGCATGGTTCGGGTGCTTGGTGCGCCCCACTTCCATCACGATCATGTCGCCCCGCTGCGGGGTGCCGACGCGCTCGAATCCCGCCGCCTCGTAGGCCTGCTCGTATAGGCTCGGGCCGTCGGCCTGCTCCCACCAACCGTCCTCGCGCTTGAAGGCTTCGAACTCCAGCCCCCACTCTCGCTTGTACCAATCCGCGCAGACCTGCCAGCAGTCCCAGGCACCGTGCACGAATGGCCGACCAAGCAGCGGTGTGTTGCCGGTGGGGACGATGGTGCGCAGGTCGCCCTCCGGCCAGCTCAGGATGTGCCAAGGCATCTCGGTCGCCTCGCACATGGCCAAGTCGCGCGGCGATGGCCTGCTGGTCGCGTCTGGGTGCGAGTGAACAATGCCGATCACTTCACCCAGGTCTTCTGCCGCCGCGTAATCCTCTGGCGCGATGCGAAACTCCTCATTCGGCTCGGTCGCGGTGTTGGTGCACGGGATGTACTGCTGCTTGCGGCCAATGCTGATCAGCAGCCCGCAGGATTCGCGCGGGTACTCGGCGGCCGCATGCGCCTGCACGGCCTTGAAGATGTGTTTCAGCATGGTCAGCTCCGAGCAATCAAGGAAACGGCCGGGAAGCCGCCGAACGGAAGTTCGTTGTTCGCTCCCCACCGCGGCTCGCAGCCGGTGGTGAGTAGGCCATTGCATTCGTCCAGTTCGGGGCTGTCGGTGGGGTTACCGTCCTTGTCGACGTATGGGCCGGTGTAGCCGCAGTTCGGCCCGCGATACCCTCCGGTGAGACACCAATGGCAAAGCGTGGTCATCTGGCGCCCGACGCTCTCGCCGCCGACGTCGCCCGGGCTGGCCATCTCCCACGAAACAGTCTCGCCATCTTCGTTGGTCTTCTGGTCCAGATACCAGACCTCGATGGACTCCTGAGTGGGATCTGCCTCCGGGTTTCCCGCCGGGAAGTTCGCGGCGTCCAGGTATTTGCCCATCGTGTGCCGCATGGTTACCTTGAACTCCAGCAGATCCTCGAACGCTAGACACAGCGCCGTGATCCTGCCGTTGACGTTGCCCACTGCGAGCGTTGGCCGCACAGCCGTGCCGTCGCCATTGGCCTCAATGCCGTCGATCTGCACCGGCCAGGCGCCGTACTCATCGTCCTGCCACCAAATCGACTTGGCCGGGAGTTGATCGGCATGTGCGCCAGCGGCTACCAACTCATCCGCCGTGTAGGGAATGGCGTGGCCATGAAACCGCAGCACGTCGGCGCCGTAGTCGCTGCCGTCCAGTTCGAACAGCAGCACCTCACTTCCAGGCTCAAGCACCTGGATATCTCTGATCAGCGGCATGTTAGCCCTATGGAAGGTATGACTGGGTGAAGGTGGTTGTCAGGGTGTAAATCCCGGCACCATTGGGCGTGATGGCCGGTGCGGTGGCTCGCCAGAAGCCCAACTGGCCAAGCGGCGGCGTCCAGAAAAACGACTTGAAGTTGCCATGGCGGTCGAGGAAGTCCTTGATCTGGTGGGCCACGACTTCCTTCACGACAAACGTGAGCGGCCAACTGTCCTCGCGGTTGTTGATCCCGTCGCCCACAACTTGCTCATACCCGTTGCCAAACTTAGACGAGCGCACGCGGTACCCCGGCGCGCTGGTGGGCTCAATCCTTGGGCACCAGGTGAATGTTTCAACGGCCATTGACGACTCTCCAAATCGCGCCACCGGGGCGAAGTTCTTCCGCGATTGCCTGCTGGGCGCCGCGCTTTGCCGTATCCGCGTAGGCCTGGCCCACAGCCTGTACGTCCTGAGTGGAAGCGCCGCTGCCCGAGTCCGGCACCGCAATGGTTTGCTGAATGAGCACCTGGGTGGAGGTTGCCGAACCCCCGCCGCCAATCGCCTTCACCCCCAACGAGCCGTCAGAGGTACGGGACAGCGGCAGAATCGCCTCAGGACCCGCCTCGCCCATCAGCCCAAGATTCCCGCCAGCCATACCGAATGCGGTTGGCGAGGAGACCAACCCATTTGTGAATGCACCGCCCTTGGCAAACATCTGGATGCCGTCCAGCCACGCCCCGCCCTTGGCCTGGGTCTTCGTCCAGTTCGCGAAGGCTGCACCGGTGTAGTCCGATTGCGACGAGCCTGCGGTTGCACCACCGCTAAACAGACCACCAATTGCAGACACCCCCGCAGAGAGCAGACCGCTGGCAGCCTGACGCGCCGCTATCTTCGCCAAGTCCGCCAGCACTGACTTGGTGAAGTCCGCGAACGACGCCTTTCCAGTCAAAACGAAATTGCTGACCTGATCCTCCAGACCGCTAAAGACGCTGGTGAACAGCCCCTTGGTCTGCCCTGCCACGTCTTGGGCGCTGTCGAGGTAATCGGCCAAAGCCGCCGTCGCCCCCTTGGTCCAGTCGGCCTGGGCATTGTCCAAACCGGTGTAATAGTCCTGCTGGATCGCCAGGCGCTCGGCCAGCGCGGCTTTGAGCTGCCCGGTTTGCTTTTTGAAGTTCTCAGGACTGAGGTCGCCGGTGTTGAACTGCTTCTGCAAGTCCGCCATCTGCTGGTTGTAATCCTCCCTGATGGCAAGATCCTGATTAAGCCGGTCGCGCGCCTTGTCGCCAAGCCCGATACCTGCGATCTCTTGATCGAACCCTGACTTGGCTGTCCGGTTGGCCACATCGAGCGTGGCGGCGTAGGCGGCGGCCTTGGCCTCGTCTTCGTTGGCCTGCTTTAGCTTCTTCTTCGCGTCTAGCTCGGCAGCCAACCCGAGCAACCGCTTCTGCTGGTCCGCATTGACGCCGACCAGCTTCCCTGACTCGATCTCGAACTGAACCTTCGCAACTTCCGTGGCGTTTTTTCGGGCATCCACTGAGGTATTGATCAGTTCGATTTGCCGGTGCAGGTCAGTCTCGGAATCCTTGAAAGAGTCCTGAATTTTCTTGGCAGCGGCGGCCGCGTCAGAAGCCGCCTTTTTTGCTGCAGCGGCCGCCGCGGCAATGGCTGCTGGATCAACGCCAGAGCCAGTGCCAGGGGTGACAGACAGACTGGTCTTGGCAAGTTCCGCCGCAGCCGACTTGGCATTGGCGACGTAGGCTTTGAACTTGTCGCCCGCCAGCGGGGCTTCAAGGTCTTCCTTGATCTTGCCAGCCGCCTGCGCAGCGACGCCAAACTGCACCTGGGCACTGTTCGCGAAATCGGCAGCATTCTGTTTGAACTGTTTGGACGTATCTCCGAACGTCAATGTCCCCAGCGCAGAGTTAGCCTGCGCCGCGAGTTTGTCGGTGTGTCCTACCGCGGTGGCGAACAACCCGACCAGAGTGTTGGCAACGATATCGAACACACGAACGACCCCATCGCCCGCGTTGACTACGAAGGCCGTGGATTCGACAAGCTTCTCACCGAGGTCGCCAACCACCCCTTTCAGGCCACCTGCCTGCTTGGCCGACGAATTGACGTCCTTGGTGAACTGCGCCAGCACCGGCAGGAACTCGGCGGCCAGCATTGTCTTCGCAGACGTCAGATATTGCTCAAGCCCTTGGACCTCGATCCCGAATTGCTTGGCAGCCGCAATGGTGCCTTCATCCAGGATCACTCCGGCCGCCTCAGCCGAGGCGCCGAGATCGTCGAAGGCCTTGCCACCGTTGCGCAGGAGCGGGACCAGTGCGGTTGAGTCGCTGGCGATCGCCTCCATGTAGAAGGTCATTTCCTGCTGATTGACGTTGGCCTTTTCAAGGCTCGTCACGTACAGCGCCAGCGCGTCCTTACTGTTCAGTTTTTTGAAGCTGTCGGCGGTGACGCCCACCTTAGGCGCGATGTTGGTGAAGAAGTCCTTCAGCGCGCCTCCACCAGTGTTAGCAAAGTCCCCGAGCTTGTCGTTGGTGTCCTTGAAGATGTCGGCCAACTTGTCTTGCTGGATGCCGACGCTCTGAGCGCCAGCCGCGTACTTCTGGAACTCCGTTGTTCCTAGGCCGGCCAGGGCCGCTTGATTAGAGATCTCCTTCGCCACACTGGCCGAGTGCACGACCAGCGCAGTGAGGACCGCCGGAATCGATCCAACGGCAGCCCCCACTCCCTTTGCCAGGTTATCAAACGACTTCGCGATTTCAGCGGTGCGCTTCTTGGACTCCTGACTTGCCTTGTCCAGCGGGCCAGTGAAGGCACCAATTTTCGCAATCAGATCAAGCGTCAAGGTGCCCAGTGAGTTGGCCATTCAATGTCTCCGAGATAATCAGGCCCACGTCTCCATCGCTTCCTCAAGGCTCAATTCCCGGGCAGCCTGATGGGGCAGGAAGTCGGAAAGCTTGAAATCGCCATCCTTGGAAATCCTGTTGGCATAGATGGTGGTCAGCAGCGCAACAGACCGCTCGATGCGCGCGGCCGGGTTCAGCGATCCGCGCTCGCGCCGGTACTTGGCCCACCTGTTGAACTCACGAAGGCTCAGGCGCTCTTGGGCTTCCGCGATCGTGCAGCCGAACGTGATCGCGAGCTCGTGCCAGAGCTCTTCGATGTCGGTGAAAGCGTCGTCTTTCCCAGGTTGTTCACCTCGAAGATGGCTGCCAGCAGCGCAACTGTCAGCCGGCCATCAAGGGCGCCGCGCTCAGGATCAGCGGTACCGGTTATATCGCCCACGGTGAAGACAGGGTTGCCCTCTTCATCACAGACGCTCGCGGCAATACGGCCCGCGAGGCTGTCATGCTTCCCGTTCAGGGCGGTGACATCACTGACGGCGGCCTGATAGCCCAGCGGGCGGATGAACACTGTTGCAACATATTCATCATCGCCCTGCGACCACTTGATTTCCTTTTCGACCGGACGCCCGGTAAAGGCGCCGACTGACTTGAGGCTTTCCAGAGTCAGTTTCATTACGCAGCCGCCTTACGAATCCAAGCAGAACCACCGGAACGCTGAATGGTGGCGGCAGTCGTAACCACTGCGTTGGCCGCGAAGTCGAACGGGAAGTCGGAGACATAGCCGTCGAACAGGAACCAGGTGCGGGTGTTCGGCAGGTCGAAGTCAGGCTCGGTCGAAACAACCGCCGATGCCGCAGCGCCAGTGCCGGCGCCGCCGGTGAAAGCAACGTCCGGAGCGCTGGTGTAACCGGTGCCGGGGTTGGTGATGGTGAAACCGGTGACCTTGCCGCCAGCGACCTGGGCCGTTGCAGTTGCGCCGGTCCCACCACCGCCAGTGAGGGTCACGGTCGGTGCTGTGGTGTAGCCCGTCCCGGCGTTGGTCAGGCGGATCTCGTCCAGCGCACCGGCAGCAACCACCGTCGGGCGGATGTCGGTACCGTCAGACCAGCCAACCACCCAATGAATGGTTTCGTCAGTGTCGTCTTCAGACAGCTGATGAAGACGGATATGGGAGTCGATGCGCGGATCGGCGTTGACCGTGAGAGAAGCCTGACCTGGAGTGCGCAAGCCTCGCATGTAGGTACGAACTTTCTGGCTGAGACATGTGGTTTCGATCGGATCGGCGGGGTTGCCACCAGGACTGAACGCGGTGGCGCATTCGACTTCCATTACCTCGAAGTTAGCAGGGTTCGCAATGGATCGCACCAGGGCGTAGACCTGAGTACCTTGGGACAGAATCGACATGGTGATCTCCAAATGTCGGGCATAAAAAAACCCGCACATGGCGGGCCTTGGGTTTTGGGTTTGGCTATCGGGGAACGAGCCAGTCGATATCGAAGCTCGAACGGTAAAGCTTTGTTTCGGTGTCCTTGCTCTCACCGCCCCAGCGTGCCACGTAGGCTTTCAGCTCGATGGCGGTGCTGATGGCGGCAGTCACTGCGCGCGCCGAAGCGGCCGTGGTGCCGTAGACGTCAACTTGCAGCGTGTAGCCGTCCAGGTCTGGGCGTCCGGCCAGGTAGTTCTCCGGGCTGCCGGTGACCAACTGCCAAACCGCGTAAGGTTTTTCTACGCCTTCTGGCGCCTCCCCAAACGGGTACAGCCTGGTCGGGGACACGCCAAGCAGCGCGCTCACGCCAACATCGGCAGCGCAAACGGCGAAGATGGGTGCTGAATTCACGCTGTGGTTCCTTTCTTGGCCGCGCGCCGGATCGCCCGGTCGATGGCTTTTTCGTATTCGGTGATGAAGGTATTGGTAGCTTCGGAAATGCTCTGGGCCAGAGCTGGCCGCATAAATGGCTTAGCGGCAAAACGCGAGGTACCGAACTCGAGGAAACGCCAATAGAAGGTGTCTCCGCCGGGATTTAGGTAGCTCCCTCCGGTGGCATACGATCCACGCCTGCCGCCCTTCCTGGTGTGCATGTTGTTGTATTGCTTAGCTCCTCCAAGCACGCCGATGCGGAAGCCCAGGTCACCGCTGGTTTTAAACAACCGGCCATTCCAACGAACGGTGATGTTTTTCGAGATATCCTCGGAAGTTTCCGGGTCGTTGATTCGCTGGGCACTTTCCTTCACCTTCGCCGAGATTAGCGCAGCAGCTTTGCGGAGTGCGGCTCGGCCCCCTTTCCTCTTCACGTCATAGCTGATCGCCTCCAGCTTGGAGACCAATGAATCAATCCCCTCAAGCTTGAACTGGACACTGTCAGCCATCGTTCAATCCTTTCGCTACCAAGATGGTCAGGTACTCCAGACCAGAGTCAGGATCAGGCAGCGCCGGCCCCTTGATGTCGTACACCTCGCCACGATAGATGATGCGCATGGTGGGCAGCACGCCGGCGCGGTAGCGGATCATGATGCGGGCCGACGCCTCGGACTGGGCTGCCTGAGCAGCGATCAAGTCCCGTACACTGAGCGGCGTCACCGAGGCTGGTACCTTGGCCCAGATCGTCGCCCAACCTGGCACCATCTCGCCGCTGGCCGGATCCTGCACCTCGCCCAGCGTTTGGAAATCAACGCGGTGCCGCAGCTTGCCGGCCAGCATCAAACACCCATCTTGATGCGGTAAGGCATCAAAAGAGACTTCGAAGAGAGGGGCAGCTCGGTCGCCGTGATTCCCGTGACAACCTCTTCACGGTTGGCGAACAGGTGGCCGAGCTTCAGCAGGCAAGCCGCTGTGATAGCGGCGTTGATCACCATTCCGCGCTCGTCCATGTCGATGGTCTCGTAGGTTTCGGTTAATGCTTTTTTGGCGTTATCTCGAAGCATGCAACGGATGTCTGCATTTTCCGGAAGGTCAGCCTCCACCAATGCGCTGGCGTAGACCCCGCGCGCCTCACGGGTGCGCAGAGTCGCGCCAGCTTTGGCGGAATCCAAGGCAGCCTGATCGACAAAGAAACGGCGATTCAAAAACTGCATCGAAGCTTCCTCAGCCGCATCCAGCTGAATCTGCACGAGGGGCAGATCTTCAGGATCGGCGTATAGATGTTGCATAGCCGTTTCGATGCTGATCACGGACATCACCTACTCCTCGGGCGGAGGTTCGTTGGGTTCCGCAGCCAACAGCTTCGCCAGCTCGGCTTCAGCCTCCTCCCGCTTCCCGATGAAATCACCCACCTGGTCGCCATTTGCATCGACAACGATCCAGCGCTGTCCCTTCTTCGCGAGCTTCATCTCTGAAGCCTGATCCGAATCGACCTCGCTTACGATCTCGCAAAGCATGAGCTGCTCAAGCTCCTTGGCGAGCCATTTAGGCGCTGGATAGGGTTCGTGATCGACGTCACGGATAATTCCGCGGTCCTCATAGGCCCGCAACGGCTTGATCAAGAGATCTGACATGTTTCACCTCGAAGGGCTGGCAACGCCAGCCCGTGCAGTGTGTTAGGCGGTTGCCGCGAGCTTGCCGGTAACGAATGCTTCGGTACGGTAGATGGCGAACGCCAGGCGCTCTTCAGCGCGCAGGGTGACCATGTTCTTCTCGAAGTCGTCGGAGTTCTCGGTGGAGATCAGCACCTCGACCTCCATACGATCCAGAATCTGCGCGCCCAGCTTGAAGGCACCAACCAGAAAGTCGTTCTGCTTCATCGCCTGGGTACCGACCACCGGGCGATTCCACAGCCGGGCTGCGGTGCCATCCTGCGGCTGACCGATGATGTAGCGGCCGACGTCATCTTTGATCAGCTCGATCAGGGCCCAGTCGATAGGGTTAAGCACGATGCCGTCCGAAGGGAATTCGGCCAGCTCGGCCTGCAGCAGCGCCAGGCGCAGGCGGTCGATGCGTTGCTCACCGGTGACAGTCACGCCCGCAGGCGCGGCGTACGCGGAAGCCACGGGCACCAGGCCTTGCAAGTTGGCGCCAGCACCGCTGCCGTACAGCAGTTGTGACTCTTCGGCCAGGAGCAGGCCGTAGCGAGCCCGGGCATCGATGTAGCTCTGCAGCGCCTTGGCATCGTCCAGGATTTGGCGCGAAGCCTTGAACAAGTGGGCGATGGTGCGCACCGGCGCGGTGATCAGCGCGGTGGTGATGTCGGAGTACGGCTTGGCGCCGCCTTCGGCAACGGGTGCCGCGCTGTTGGTGAAGCCGGTTTCACGAACATATTCGTAGGAACCAGCCTCGGTCTGACCCGGAGCGACCAGATCACGGATGGTGGCGCGGCGCAGACCGGGCAGCGCAACGATGTCGCTACGCTCGGAAGGGGCCAGGCCACCCGCAGTTGTGGTTGTGATGGCGGCGCGCGGCACGGACACGCGACGCGAGCCACGGAACGATGAGTTGACACCCTCCATTTGCTCGCTGGCGACGAAGAGCTCACCGGCAGATTTTTGCGGCTCATCCCGCTGGGTATCTCGGTTAGCGTTTACCAGCTTTTGCTCAGCTTCGAGCACGCGAGCCTGCAGCTCCCCTTGCTTCATCAGCAGTTCATCGACCTTGGCCGAGGTCTCTTTGCTGAGGTTTTCGTGCCGCTCGACGGTCTTCTGCGCATTCTCGGCATGCGCCTTGAGCTGATCGCCAATATCTTTGAGGTTGGCTTGGGTTTCCTTGTACTGGGCCTCGATGTCTTGCTCACCGATTTTACCCATTTGAGCATTCCAGCCGGTGTAGCTGGACTTGCCACGCGTGACGAAAAAGGCCGAACCGCCAAGCACGAGCAACGAGCCCATGATGGTTTCAGCCTTCACGCCGAAAGTGAGTGGGATGAACGCGGCAATGGCCAGCACGGCCATCAGGAATGCCGGGGACAGACGAAATTTCATGGTATGTAGCCTCATGCTGGGACAGAGAAAGAGAGTTTGGGTAGGGGCTGAAGGTCGAGCGCGACAGCGCGAGGCTTATCGGTCGGGGCAGCGTCATGCTTGCCCCCGCCAGTAGCGCGCGGCGTACTGGACTTGAAACTGGCGAAGAGTTCGCGGCGCTCAGTGCGGGTCATGCCCGCCTTTGCAAGTGCCACGTCCATGGCCTTTAGGGCATTGCTCTGCTGCGCCTGATCATCCTCACGCTCGGTGATTTCGTCTGAAGAAAGCAGGCCCGTGGCAAAACCGAGCTCGACGGCTCGCTTACCCCGGATGAACGTTTCGTCGTCCATCATTTCGGCGACGTCGGTCACCACTTGGCCACTTTGTTCTGCGTAGAGATCAGCCATGGCCGCGTCGAACTCCTCCATGGTGTCGGCGGTATCGCGCAGTCCATGGCGGTTGCCAACGGCCAGAGTCCAGCAGTTGTGAATCATGAGAAAAGCGCTGCTGGCGACTTCGCGTTTGGCACCAGCCATGTAAATGACGGATGCAGCTGATGCCGCCAGCCCCAGGACCTTGGTGGTGACTTCCTGGCTGTGCTCCCGCAGGCGGTTGTAGATAGCGAGCCCTTCAAACATGTCCCCGCCGGGGGAGTTGATGTAAACGGTGACGGGCTTGTCGCCAATTGAACGCAACGCAGCGTCAATCCGCGACACCGTTACACCGGCTCCGTACCAATCCTCACCAATGACCCCATAGATCGTGATGGTGTCACTGGTGGACTCGACCGCTGCCTTGATGGCCGGATTCCATTTATCGAGCGCACGCGGGCTCAGCTCGCAGTTGAAACTGCCAGCCTTGAATTTTGGTTGCATGAGTTATTCCTTTGAGTCAGCAGGCTGGTTTAGCCAGTTCTGCAAAGCTGCCCTTGCGGCTTGCCCATCATCGCCCTGGCCAAGCTGGTCAATTGGCGAAAGGTTGGTTTGCACAGTGAGCACTGCTGCGTTACCGCCCATCTTGGGCAAGTTTTCCTTCATGCGGCATTCGTCGCGGGTGTAGATCCCGTTCTGTACCATTTGCGAGTACAGGGTGGCTCTCGCCGCGCTATCCGCACGCATCAGGCCCTCGATAGAAAACTCGGGATAAAACTGCCGACGCTGTGCCGGGGTAAGCAGGTTGCGCGTTATACCTTCTTCGATCCGGCGCATATAACTGCGCAAAGTGAAGGTGAGAAAACGGAGCAATTTCTGCTCAAGGCCAGTTCCCCAGTTAGATGCCTTGTCGCTATACCCGACCAGCGTCGGGTCAACCATGTAGAAGCGGCAGATCTCTTCAGCACTGTATTCTCGGGACTCAAGCAACTGAGCATCGACTGGATTGATACCAATCACCTTGGCGCTCACGCCCTTTTCCAGAACGGGTGACTTGCCGGCGTTCATGGCGCCGCTGATGCGCTGAACATAATCGCGGAAATCATCGCGTTGCTGCTTGTTCAGCTGCGCGTCCACCTCGAAGGCCACAGTCTGATGCATGCCATTTTTGAAGGTGGAACTGGCGACATCCTCGGCTGACATCGCCGAGCCAAAGACATCAGCGCCATAAGCAATTGGTGACAGTCCGATCTGGCCATCTAGCGAAAAGGCCGGGATGTGCATCATGTCGCTGCTGGCGATATCGCGCAGCCTCCCGTTTTTCTCTCGGTACCGATAGAGGATTTCTCCATTGTCGGCAACGTCCAGATCCATCCGGTTCGGCAACAAGAACTCCAGAGCCACGATTCGACCGCTGACACGGATGATTTCGACGAACGCGTTACCTCGCAGCAACATTGAAGCGACAACTGCCTCCCAGAACTGGACGGCGGTCATCCGGCTATTGGGAGTTGTGTTGAGTATCCAATGAAGATCGTTTTCACTGGCGACCTCTCGCCCCCCATCTGGCAAGCGCCGGTAAAGTCCAAGGGGAAGCGTGGCCATCGTTTCGGAGATCAGTCGCACGCATGACCAGCAAGCCGCGAGACGCATGGCCTTGTTGATTGTCACAACCTTACCGTTGGCAGAAGTGCTGCCCAAGGTCTGTGCCCAAATGCCACCGCCGCTCCCGGACAGCGACCGGCCTACCCAATCGACAATCGATGTCTGAGGGGCTTTGACGGCACTACTAAGCACTGAAAGAAGCGACTTAGCCACTGGTCAGCCCTCTACGAATGAATGCAGCACTGACGAAGCACGAGACAGCGCCAGCCAACAAGGCCCAGCCCAGTCCCAGCAGGATATAAACGCCAGCCACTGCCAGGAAAAACCCAAGTGCTGCGGTCACGAGGTATAGGATCGTTGCGATATTCATTCGAATACTGGGTCCCGGATTGATGCCATGAGTTGCTCGGCGCCGCCAGAGCCTTGAGTGACGATGCGCAGCACGCTGCCTACAGCCATGATCGTCGCGATGGCGCCGTCGATCTTGTTGTCTTCGCCCTGTTTGATCGGCCTAACCACGTCATCGTTGCCTGGTAGGTTTTTGCCGATCACGTTGCCGATACACCAGGTCATGATCGGATTTCCGTCATGGTGGAACCGGCCGGCAGTTATCGCCGCCTCAAGCTCTTTCGTGGGGTCCGACATGTTGGTGTAGTTCTGCGTGATCGTGATCGGGTTGAAGCCCTCGTCGTCCAGGTCGTGACTCAGCCCAGTCGCACCATGCGGGTCAATCGGAGATTCGCGAAGAGGTGCCTGGTGATTGGCCTCCTTCGTGTCCTCGAGGATTTCCCGATAATCGATCTCGGCGCCGTCAGTGACTTCCAGATGCCCAGAATTAATCCATGCTTGGTAGCGCTCCGACATGCGCTTGTTGTCGCTGTTGTAAACGGTGTCGTACGGCACCCAGAACTTGGGCGCCACACTGTAGTAGTGGATCTTTCCGTCAATCACGCGCCAGAAAAGGCGTGCGCGGGAGTTCATGTCCAGCTTTCTGGCCAAGTCGAACCCGGCCACCCACTCCTGCCCTTCAAATTGCTCGAGCGTGAGCGTGGTGTCTTCGCATGACTTCCAGTCCTCCATGTTGAAGAAACCGGCTTTGGCGCTCACCCAAAGGTTCAGGTGCTTGGTTTTGAACGTGTTGGTGAATCGCGCCGAACGAATCGCCCGAGCCTGCTGACTCTCCAAGTATTCTTGGAACACCGAAACGCCGTGATTCGGGTTGGCCTTGGCCAGCATCTTCGGGTCGGTCCAGTCGTCGCCTTCGTCGAGCGTCCAGATCCACCCGAACAACTCCTCGTCCGGAACGGTGCCGGCCAGCATCTCCACGACCTGCCGGCGCTTGTCGTAGCACGGGCCTTCGATATCGGCGCCGGCGGTGGTGATGATGAACATCAGCGGCTGACGTCGCGCCCCCATGCCCGTGAGCATGGTGTCGTACTGAGCAGACGTTGGGTGTTCGTGATATTCGTCAACGATCGCGCAGCTTGGTGAAGCGCCGTCGCCGGGGTTCCCAATCAAAGGTTCGAAGCGACTGAAGTCGGACGGTATGTTCATGTTCGAGGCATTCACCTCAATACCTGCAGCCTGCACCAGCATCGGCGATTTGCTCACCATCAGCTTCGCTGGGCGGAAAACCTCCCATGCCTGCTTCTCTGTGGTCGCACCGGCATAAACTTCGGCACCGAACTCGCCGTCGGCAACGAACATGCTGATGCCCACGCCGCCCGCGACAACGGATTTTCCGTTCTTTCTGGGCACTTCCCAATAGCTTTCGCGGAACCGGCGGTACCCGCCCTTCTTCTTGACCCAGCCGAACGTCACAGCCAAGCCGAATAGCTGCCACGGCTCTAGGGTGATCAACTGACGCTTGAATGCCCACTCGCCTTTTGTGTGCGGCAGCAGCTGCATCAGCTTGAGCTTCTTCTCAGCTTTGGCCGGATCGAACTTGAACCGGTAGCCACGCTTGCGGCTGGCCGCCAGGTCATCGAAGTGGCGCTGGATAGCCTGATGAATATACCGGCAGGCAGGAACCTTCCCTCGGAGCACGGACCGACCCCACGCCATCGCCTTGTCGACGTTGGGATGCAGGGCTTTGGCCATTATGAGCTCAGTAGTTGGGCGAATTCGTTGGTCGCTTTCTCCTTGTTGCCGCCTATCAGCCTGGTGCGGCTGGACGGGTCCAGGCCCAGCAGCGACCCGAAGGTCACCATCTGGCGCATTGTTTCGTTGGCAGCTGTGAGCGCGGGGTTCTTCATTGGCCCACCGGTAGCGCCGGCGACAACAATGCCGTCACGCTGTACCGACTCTTGAGCCATGCGCCAGTTGTCATAGGCAACACAGAACGCTTCGACGTTGTGCAAATCGGTCAGCGCAACCACTTGTTCGCGCAGCAATTCCGGAACGACCATCCGCCACATGCCGGCGGCGCGTTCGCTCAGCCACTCGGGCGGATCAACATTCGTGACCTTGGAAAAAGCAGGCTCGGCCTTGTTCAGGGCACGCTTGCCAGGATTTCCGGCCAGTTCTTTCTTGGCCGTCGGCTTGGGTTTGCGACCACGGCCTGCGACCGTGGCGGTGCCTCCCATCGCGCAACTCCTGGATTTTTAATTTCGCGGTCGTGTGAACAAGGTTGAGGGCGCGGTCTAGAAGCCGAAAGCCCTGAACTTTTGACCCTCCCCCACCCCTGAAACGAGAATTCGTCTCATTTCAAGCATTTTTTCGGTTTTTTCGAGGTTTTTTTGCATTCAGCGCCTCGCGTTGCCGAATCCGCCGTCCTCGGCCGCCGTTTTGGCCGAGTGGCACGGTCCGCACAGGCTCTGCCAGTTGTCTCTATCCCAGAACAGGTTCATGTCGCCTTTGTGAGGCTTGATGTGGTCAACGTCGGTGGCTTCAGTCACTCGGCCTCGCCGCTCGCAGTGCAAGCACAGCGGATGCTTGGCCAGCCAGCCCGCTCGGGCCTGCTGCCACTTGTAGTTGTAGTGACGCTTGGTGCTGCTCTCCCGAGGCTTTGCTCGAACCGCGCTCTTCAGCAGATGGACGTGGGCATCACAGTAGCGAGGGTTGCGGGTCAGCACGTTGCAGCCTTGGGCATTGCATGGCTTCAGCGGTCTCAGCGGCACAGGGTGCCGTCCATGTAGCGCAACGGCGGCGCATCAGGGTCTTCAGGCTCACCTTCTGCCATCGCCTGGATCAGCAGGTCGAGACGCTCGGCCATAGACGCAAGGAAAGAAGTCTGCTTACGCATTTCTGCCAAGACCGCACCTGGATCAGGATGAAGGGCGACATGATGTCCTGGCTGCGATACCAGAATCCGACAGCCAATGCTCTCAGCGAAAGGAGTCAGGCTCCTCACTACCCGCTGGTGTTGCTCCAGCGTCAGCATCTGCTCTGGGTAAATCACCAGCAGATCGCCTTCGCTCGGGCTTAACTTCTGCACCTGCTCCAAGAATTTCTCTGGCTCGTTCATAGCTGACCTTCATCCATTTCTTCATTCGTTCGCGCCTGGCAGCGCAGGCGCTACAGGTCATGTGGCGAAACCCTTTCACCCTTCTCAAGCAAGAAAGTGCCATCGCGCGGCACCTCAGGGCAGCCATGAGTCACCAAGCCGTAACTGCGGCTGTCATCGCTCAAGGCGGTAGTTTCGACCACATGAGCTTCAGCATCCGCTGTGACCGCCAGCACCCTATCCGGGTAAACCTCAATGACGGCCTTCCAGATTCCACCTGCTTCTGCACGCAGCGTAATACCAGTGACACCGATAAGTTCGCTTCCATCGCTTAGAACAACCTTGGTGCCCTGCGCTAGATGAACGCCGGAGCCTTCTGCTTTCCCGCCAGGGATAATCGTGGCAACTTTCAGCAATGTGATATCGGTCATAACGGGTACCTAATTGCTCTGGCTGCGTTTGATCTGGGCGTCGACCTGGTCGGCGCAGGTATCAAGCAGATTCACCGCTCGATCCTTCAAAGCCCACAGATCACCATTCAGGGCGAGGTCTTCATCTCTCTCGCTGATGCGCTCGCACGGAACCAGCTCAGGGGGTTCGAGCCTTACCGTTGCTGTCTTTACTGGTTGCGGGCTTGCCGCGCAGGCCGTCAGGCAAAGGCTGATCAGCCCACTTTCGAACAGCCGGGCTTTTGCGCTTGAGGTCTTCAAAGTCTTTCCTCGCCTTCTGGGCTTTCTGTTCGCTGGCCTTGAGCCGGTTGCTCAGATCGGCCTGATAGGCTGCGTTCCTGGCCGCCTCGGCGCGAAGCGTGGTGATGGTGGCTTGGCTCTCGACGTTGGCTGCGATAGCGTCCTGCTTGGCCTTGGCCTCGACGCCGACGGCTGCGGTCAGCGACACCACTCTGATCTGCTGCAGAGCGATAAGCAGCGACATGACGATGGTGATGACCACAGCCACTGCGATGATGCGCATCGTGGCCGCGGCCTTCGATGCGGTTCCAACCGGGTCGAGAGTCATGGCGTTTCCGCCTTGCGGCCCAGGAACTTGATGATCAGCTCCCGGATCGCCGTCACACCGATAAAGCCGATCGCACCGCCAGCACCAACGGAAAGACTAGATGGCCAGGCCATCCACTCAATCACGCTGCTGGCCGACAGGCTCAGGCCGCCGCACATCAGCGCCTCAAGCACTACGCGCCACTTGTTGGCCTCCTTGCCCTCGTACAACACACGAAGCATCGAAATGGTTGCGGCCATGATCGCTCCTTGCCAGAGCGGCGTCGTAATGATCAGCCAGACCTGCGCCCAGAAGTCAGGATTTTTCTCAGGCATTGGATGCATCCGACAGTCCACCCTTTCGGGATCGGAAAAAAGAAAACCCGCACGCGGCGGGTGTAGGTATTTGGTTCTGCGGATCAGCTGCGATGCAGCAGACCGCCTGGGCGAAGCTCATCGCGAAGGACTGAGCGAACGTAGTCGTTGAAGGCGCTTAGGGTTTCCCCAAGCGCGGCTTCGCTGATCGTTCCCGTGATCATGTCCAGAATTTTTCTGGCATCGCCTTCGGCTAGCGCCTTTTCAAACGGCGTTTGGTGCTGCTCTTCCTTGATGGCGAACTTGTCAGCGGCTGTCAGGATCTGCGATCCGAGGCCGATACCCGCAGCGACGTACTGACCTTTGGCAGTGGGCTGCATGGTCACCCGCCAGTTGGCAGAGAGCGGGTCGGTTTCGACCGTGCCATCGCGAACGAAGGCGTTATTCAGAAATACCTGGTCACCGTCGACGGTGAAAGGCTTCTCAAGATTGCCGATCCGCACCCGAACCACGCCGTCTTGAGCGATGGTCACGCGGTCGTTAGTGATGCTGATCGTGGTGCCTGCCACCTTCTCCCGCGCTACACGCTTCGCCGCTTCATCCGGTGTCTCAAGACGCGGGTATTCCAGCGTTGTCCGCCAGTCGTCCCAGTCGCCCTCGAAACTCGCGTTGAACCGCTTGATCTCTGCTGACTGCCGGTACTCGGCCGGAACCTTCTGCAACTCGGCTTCCCAGAACGCAAGAAGATCATTCGCGTTCTTCGGGAGGTCCGCGTCGCTGTAGTCACCAACTTCGATCAAGACGGTCTTCTGCATAGCGCGCTCCATGAAACGAAAAAGCCCCGGCAAATGCCGAGGCTCGAAATGGTTTGCGTGTCTTCCCACGCTGCCCGCCGATGCCGTCCCGAGGATATGGAGCAAAAACTCATCGACTGCCGGTGTTCTTTCGTAGCACGTGACGACCGGCTATACCGTGTCCAGACCAGCCCGAAGGCCCACCCTGGCTGTGGTCACTCTGCAAAAGGCTTACACAAAAGACTTGACCAATAGGCCCAATGGGCCTAATATACAACACATGGGAAGCGCATATCGCCCGGCCCGACAACCCCAAGGGGAAGCATATGAGCAACGCTATGACCACCGCCGAACTCGAAAAGATTCACTCCGAGATCGCCAAGCTAATGGCTGAGACCAGCAAGCTGAACGCTGAGACCACTAAACTGCGCGCCGAATCGGGCAAGCTGAGCCGGGAAATGTTCTGGTATCCAGTGGCCATCGCATCCGGCCTTGTGGGCGCGGTGGCAGCAGCCACTCTGGCACTGACCAAATACTTCTCCTGATCCCCGAACCCCGCGAAAGCGGGGTTTCTCATAAGGCCGATATGAAGATCATCAAGCATTACACGCCGCCCTCCACTTCCGATTTGGAAGCACTGAAGAGCAAGCTGGGTAAAACCGGCAACGAGATGGCGGCCATTGCTGGGCTGTCTGACGGTCGCCAGTGGCGCAAGTACACCGGCGGCGCCAGCCCTCGCGAACTGAGCGCGCAGATGCTGTTTTTCATCGCCGCCAGGCTGACATTGCCAGAAGCCCAGTTGGATGCAGTGTACGAACAGATGCGCACGCTTGGTGCCGAACTAGAATTCGATGCCAGCGCCGACTGAGGGTTAGTCGTCAATTTCCCGGGGGGATCGTGCACGCTTCTCTTGCATGGTCAGATCACCCCAGAACTTCCGGGGATTACCGCACATGAAGCAAGAACAGGTTTTCCCATGATGGGCAAATCGCCCTGCGTGTATTGGTTCGGTGCGACGCCATTCTGGCTCGCGAGCGTGCTGATGGCGTTGATATTTTTGCTTCATACGCCACTCGTGGTGACGCCGTTCGGATCGATCCATCTGAAACTCCAATGGCTGAATCCGAAAAAGCCCCGACAGATTTCTCTGACGAGGCTTTTGGTCAATCCTCTACACACGCAGGAATGACAGGATGGGAATAATTTACGGCCAAACGGCCAGCATGGTCAAGCGGCGTCCACGAATATTTGTTCGGCATCGAAGATCTCGGTTGCGTGGACGACCGCAGCCTCTTCTAGGGCTTCCATGCGCTTGTGGATACCTGTGCGCCAGTTGCGTCGGGTGCGTTCCGGAGCGCCTTCGAGATCCCAGGTGTTCATGTTGTAGAACTCGGCAGGCAGCACGATCATGTCCGTGGAGCGCTTGCAGGTCTGAACGCCTTTGAGCTTCGGGATTGCCCACGCTGTAAGGGCTTTGTAGATGAAAAGCTGCGGCGCCGGCGAGGTCGTTCGGGAAACCAAGCGGCCGATAGCGGCGACCTTGTTGGCCTTGTGCGTGGAGTACTTCGCCACAAGAACGTCCCACTGCGCCGGTTCCAGCTGCCGGTGCAGTAGCGCATAGAGGCAGCAGTCGTAGTCAAACTTGTCCCGGACGGACAGCGTCGAGCCCAACCCCCCTTTGCGCAGGTCCGCATCAATCAGCTTTTGCCAAGATTGCTTCGTACTATTGTCGATGTTGTCAGCGGCCAGCACCCGCACCAGGGTCCCCATCACATCTTTGTACATACCCATCGATCAATCCCCCGTTCTGTTCGTGCCGCCGGCGCCGCGGCGGTTGTTCTGTCCGTACTGCTCGTGGGCGCCGCCGATTGGGTGGCGAGCCCGGTTCAGCTCGGCGGCCATGTTGCGCAGCCTCATATTCAGTTGCGGCACCAGATCTTCCAGCGGCAGCGGCTCACCAGTCGCCTGGCACACCCAGCCGGATGCGTGGCAAGCGGTGCAATCCAACTGGTGGAAAACGCCGCTGACAACGCCCGTACCGCGACACGTGCCGCAGGCCATGAGCGGCTTCAGTTCCTTCCGGAAGGCAGGGCCATGGCTCTTCTTCATGACTCACCTACCAGCCAGTCAGCAGCACGGTCGATGTTGAAAGGCACCTTGTCGCTATCGATCTCGAATCGATGGCCGCCGTCCATGACGACCGTGAGACGGGTGAACTGGTCGAAGTTCTGCTTCATGACCATGAACACCTTCGAACGATCAAACTCACGGCGGGGCCCGGGTGCTGCTTTCTTGATGCAAGGCACCTGAAATGCGTAAGCCAAAGCCATGGCGCCATCCGACGAAATGCTCATTTCAAAACCTCGCCTATGGTTGATTCCTGAATGGGGTCGCAGGTCTTATGGGCCGTGGCTTCTGGCTCAATGCTGGACTCTTTGTTTTCGACGCCCTCCAACCCGTGAATCACGGCAAAACCCTTGGCGTCTAAATGGGCGTGCCACTTCTCAAGGGCTTCACGCTTGCGCGCCTCCACGGTGGTGTGGATGTAGGCCTGAACGTTGTGGCCCATCGCGTGGTTTATCAGCATCTCGCCAATGAGGAAGTCGATGCCCAGGTCTGCCCAACCGGTGCGGGCCAGTTTTCGCAGGTCATGACTGGTCCACTCTCCCTCCCCCAGCTCGGTAAATATCTTGCTGGCCTGGCCCTCGCTCATGCCCTTGCCGTGACGCGCAGGAAACAGGTGCTGCCCTGTGTATCCGCTGGCGACCTGTGCGGCGCGGTACCGGCTCAGCAGCGCGCAGATCTGCTCAGTGAGCGGCAGCGAATGCTCGACGCGGGTCTTCGTGTGCAGCGCCGGCAGATGCCAAATACGGTCGGCCAGGCTGATATGTGACCAGAGCGCCCGGCGAGTCTCACCCACTCGCGTGCCGTGGCAGAGCATCATCAAGGCCAGCATGCCGTGGGCAGGGCGCCGGTCGAAGGCCTCCGCCAGTTGCTGGATCAACCCCTCTACCTGCACACCACGCAGCCGCGCCGACTTGGCTTTGATCTTGGTCTTGGAGAAGTCGCTGAATTTAATCCCGGCCATGGGGTTGGTTGGGATCATGCCCAGCACGAACGCCTGACGGCAGGCCAGCACCAGTAGCGCGAAGATCAGCCGGACAAACTCCAGAGACAGCGTTTCCTGAAGCGGCCACATCAGCTTGGTGTCGAGGGTAGCGCGATCGATACCGGCGAATTCCAAGCCACCCACGCGCGGGATCAAGTGGCAGGCGATAGCGGACTTGGCCGTGGCCTTGCGCTTGTCCGAAAGGTGCCGATCACGACTCATCCTGTCGCTGTACCAGGCCAGCAGTTCGCCCAGCGTGGCCCAAGGGGAAATGGCGGCGGTCGCCTTAGAATCAGCGCTGAGCCGCTGGCGGGTCTCCGGCAACGCCGCCAACACAGCCTTGGCCGACAGATCCGGATAGTAGCCGATGCGCAGCCACTTCTTTCGAACGACTAAGCTCCAGGTCCCGCGCGGGCGTGCCTCGGTGAACCGGAAGTAGAGGCCCGGGTGGCGAGGGTCGCGCATCAATACTGCTGAGGGGTCATCAGCTCGGCGCTTAAGCTCTGCATCGGAGAAGGAAATGGCAAGGGTCATGCGGCCACCACAGTTTTCGGAAGTCGGAGGTATGCCCGTAGCTGCTCCATGGCATCGAAGTGACCACGGCACACGATGGCCAGATAGCCCTGTTCGCTCAGGCGGCGGATGCAGGCGTGCTGGCTGGCCGACACCGGGGCATCGTTCGGCGGCGTGGCCTTGAACTCGATGTACAGGCCGAAATACCCACCGCGGGCCATTGACAGAACCAGATCAGGAATGCCTGCCTTCACGCCCTGCCCTTTAAGCTTTGCAGCTGTCGCCTTGTGCCGGTGTCCACCGTTCGGCACGTGATAGATCAGTTCCGCAACCTCAGGGAGGGTGAGTTCGATTTCCCTCATCAGCGCGGCTTGCTCCATGCCTTCCCGGTCGACCGGCTTGGCGCGTGCAGTGTGCGGCTTGAACTGCTTCGGCTTGAACCCGATCACGCGGCCACCTTGCCTTCCGACACCAGGACGTCCAAGGTGCGCACGAAGCCTTCGAGGTGCATACGACGGAGTTCGTCATGGCTGAACGCGGTCTTGCTGCGTGAGTCAACCGCGTCATGGCAGGCCGAGCACGCCCAGGCCGCCTGCAGGTCGTTCGGCTTGATGCCCATCCCGCTGCGTGTGCCTGCCAGCCGGAAGTGAGCCAGCACCGTGGTTTCCGGGTTCCCGTTGCACACGCCAGGCACGCGGATATGGCAGTCGCGGCCACGCGCCGCCTTGGTCAGTTTTGACTGCTTCAAACGCCACCTCCAAACTGAAATTCCACCGGCGCCACCTGGTCGGAATACGTGCACTCCAGCAGCGTGACGGCGCAACGGGCCAAGGCAACCAGCGCGAGCAAGGTCTTCATGGGTACATCTCCCAGAGGTCAACGATTTCGTGAGTGGTCGGCCACTTGGCCCGGGCGTAGCTGGAGGCTATATCGCGATCTGCGAACAGGGCCTGAGGCTGCTCCGGCTCTGACGTGAGGTCGAACTTGTAGGCACCGCTGTACACGGCAAACTGGAAATTGCTGGTCACCGGCGGCGCGAGCATCGGGTTACGCATGGCGGCCACCGGCACGCATGGCGCGGATCTTAGCCAGCGCGTTGTTGCCAACCTCTGGGGTGCGACGGGCTTCAACCTCTGCCGGCAGTGCCAATGGCATTTTCTGCAATGGCAGGCCCTCGACGAGGCGGCGCACGGTGATCGCGTAGTTGCGCTCGAACAGCTTGAGACTCAGCGGAACCTGCAACTTGTTGAGGTTCTCGAACCCGCACTCTTTCGCGGTATGCCAGACGGCGTCGTGACTCCACTTGCCCCTCCCGGCCATACACGGATGTGCATTGCGGCAGGCCTCGCGGTGTGCGGCCTCAAGCGTTGGCAGCCCAAGCATCTCCGCCGTCGGCGTGCACCAGGCGATGAAAACACCCGGGGCCGGGATGAAGTCCCTGCCAGACTGTCGAGCGCCCATCAGGCCGAATTGCAGTTGGTCAAGGCTGCACAGACCGGCCTCAAGAAACGCTTGAAGCCACTCCTTCTTCGCGGCCTTGTACGCCGGCATGTCGGGCCACGCTTGTTTCCAGGCTGGGAAGATGGCGCGCAGCTGACGGAACAGGCCATTGATCACCACGGCGGTTTCCCGGTTGAGCTCAGCCTGCACAGCGGCAGGCAGCGGCTCATCCTTCGCGATGTATTGTCCTGACTGGACCTTGGCCCACAGCCCCGAAGTCACGGTGGCAACGCTGTTCATTGGCCTACCCCTTGATCGTTCCAGTCGGTGCTGTCGTCATCGAAATCCTGATTCGATTGGCGAGGAGTGAACGGCTTGACGTTGGAGGCGCGGTTCAGATCGTTGCGGACCCACTTCACCAGCATGCTGACCCACTCGGCCTCGGTGTTGACCTGGCCCCGTGGTTCGTAATGGCCGGTGAACGCCTTCAGGACGTTGTCAGTGAACAGGTCCATGGCCACACCCTGATGCAGCGCATAGGTCTTCAGGATCTTCGGATCTGGCGTCCAGCCGAGGGTCATTTCGCTGGGCATGCGGGGATCTTTCGCACCACGCGCAGAGAGATGGTCTTTATTCTTCTCTACATCTTCTTTAGGTAACGCATCGCTAACGGTCGAAGCGTTACCTTTAGCGTTAGCGGATTTGTGATTTGCCACACGCTTGGCGGTGAGAAGCCTGTTTTTGGCGGTCTTCCCGTTGTGACGCTCGAAGTGAGGCAGGCTGATAAAACCATCGGCCTCTTCCATCCAACCCACCGATTTCATGTGATCGCAGAAACCGGTAACGCCAACCATGCGATCAAGTAACTTTTTGCTAACGCTCGGAGCGTTACCTTTTTCGGTCTGCTGATCGAACCAGCCCCACACGCGCATGAGCTTGCCAACAGCCGCGTCTGGATCGATGTTCGCTGCGTCTGCAATCTGACAGACCTCAGGCTTGTCTAGGGTGGTGAGTTCGAATTTGATCCAGTCGCCAGCCATCACACAGCCTCCTGAAAGAGTTCGGCGAGACGAGTCAGGCCCTTTGGGGTGACGAGGGGTTGAAATGCAGCGCGCTCTACTCCGGTTTCGGTGTCTGGCTTGAGTGCAGTGACCTTGTGCTTCAGGTAGCCGGACTTTATGCGCGGCTCCATGGCGATCCAGCGGGTAGAGCCACCACGGCGGTAAATCCAGCGGTTGGCCTGCATCCAGTCGAAGAGTTTGTGCGGTGGAATGCCGAGCTGCTTGGCGGCGTCGGTGATGCAGATCGCACCCTCGGCGGCAGCCAGACGCTTGATGGCGGCAACCTTCGGGGCCTGCAACTCGATCAGGCCCAGCAAGCGGGTGTTCTCGCGTGCCTGGTCAGCGGCCAGTTGCAGGGCCTCGGCGAAGTTCGCAGGGATGCGGGGCGTGGCCTGCTCTTCCAGTTCGCGCCAGCGGCGGATGACGGCAATACGCATTTTTGCGCTGTAGCCAGTCAACAGGGTGTCAGTCAGATCACGGTCAAGGCTGATCTCCGACGTGTAACCGCGGGCATCCTTATGCTCCCGGACATGATCCATAGATGGATCATCTTTCAAAGACTCCAGCATTTTGCGTATGTCACGAAGAACATGGCTGTGACCCTTGCCGGTCAAGTCTGCGATCTCGCGCGACGACATTAACTGACACATCATGGTTTGCTGAGTGTGGAAAACTGACGAATCAGGGGGGCTATTGCTCTGGGTGGCCGTGGTGTGCATAATCGGACCTCACAAGTGTTGTTGAAGAAGCCGGTCTAGCCACCGGCTTTTTTATTGCCTGCGATTCAGGCGACCTTGACCGACTCTTCCATCACGTCGAGCTCATGCCGAACGTGATCAATTTCTTTTCGGATGGCCTGCTTCTCGATCTGGGAAACGTGGTTGTCCGCCAGTGCTTCGTGCACAGCCAGCGTCAGATCAGCGATTTCCTTCGAGACATGCAGCAGCGATGACGTCAGTGCTCTGGGCGCTGGCGCAGCCTTGGCGACCAGGTCGAAACCGAACTGGTCGGCCAGAGCGGCGAGCGGACGCATGTCGCCGGTGTGGAGCAGAATCCCGAACAAGTGCTCAATGGTCAGGTGATGAGCATCGTTGTCGGGGTTTGCGCGCTGGAGCAGGCTCACGTGAGGAACGCCCATCTGGCCGGCCAGCGTCTTCGCTTCGTTGTCCAGGACCGCGCTTTGGCAAGCCCGCAGAAATTCGTCCATTCGTAAAACCTCGATTTTGTTTCAGTGGCTGCATGCCATCACGCGTTGCAAGATGTGACTACGCCAGAGGAGTTAGGCGGCGCCGAGCAAAACCTTGTGGGCAAGGTCGATCAAATCAGGACGAAGGCCCGCAATAGTGATCTCCCCGCTGGAAGCGTCTTGAAGCCTTTCAGCGAGTTCGGCAGATGCTTTCCGGTGTCCACCTGCAAGCTGCCAAAGATGGCCAACGGTGGTTTTTGCGGCATCGGCAACTTCTTTACGGCGACTGGTGCTGGCGTTGGCGAGCCAGTCGCGCAGATGGTCATTCATAGGGATTCTCCTAAACATAGGAGAAATTTAGCTTAGGGCTAATATCAGAGCAAGGAATATTTAGCTGTGGGCACATTTAGCATTGAGCTAAACACTGGCATTCTTGCCCAGATGGATATCTACGAAATTCGCAAGCAGCAGCTGATCAAGCTGATAGGCAGCCAGAAGAAAGGCGCGTGCGCTGATCGCTGGGGGATGGCGCCTGCTCACCTAAGTCAGATCCTTTCCGACAAAACGGCGAAAAATCTGGGCGACGATGTTGCGCGCCGTATCGAGGCAGTCGAGAACCTGCCGCGAGGTTGGTTCGACTCTGTGTCAGCTGTCGAAGGGGACCGCTACCCGGTTACAAAATCAGTTGATTCGTTGACTATCCAAGAACAATCGGCCTCTCCCACCGCCGCTGACCAGGTGAAGCGGATGCTGGCGAAGGTGAAAGGCTTGACAGTTGAAGCGCGGGACAGAATTGTTGCCGCTGCCGAGGAGCCGGACGATGGGCCTACTGACGTTGTTACAGCCAACATTTCCAGCCTCAAGCCTACCAACGATGAAATCGTGATTCCCCAGTACGACATTCGCGCGGCGATGGGCCACGGCCAGGTGCCGCCCGACTATCAGGAGGTCGTGCGCAATCTGGTGGTCCGGGAAGACATCCTGCGTGAAAAGGGCGTCACCTACACGTCTAACACGTCGCTCGGCATGATCAATGGCTGGGGCGAGAGCATGGCCGGGACGATCAACGACAAAGACATGGTGATCGTGGACAAGGGCGTTCAGGACTTCATCGGCGAGGGCATTTACGTCCTAACCTGGCACAACGAGCTGTACATCAAGCGAGTTATGCGACTGGATGAAGAGCATTACCGACTGATCTCAGACAACCAGCACTATGAGAATCAGACAGCCCGAATCGATGACGTGACGATCCATGCGAAGGTGCTGCTGATCTGGAATGCCAGAAAGGCATGACTTAGTCGAAGGCGAAGCTTGCTATTGCAGGATCCAAAAAAACGATCAAAATCCCTAGCAGAGCCGGGTGACGTGAGACTCCAGGCGACGCCAGATTTCACTCTTTTCATGGACGCGGTATGGAACGCCCAATCATTACCATGGTAGGTAGAGCCAAAAGCTCAACCGCTCGTACATCAAATTTGCAGCTACGGCAGCAACTGAACTATAGTTGCACATGCAGTTCAGGTGTTGTCATATGAGCAAGCTGCAGAAGCTCAGAGACGACTTTGGTCGTCGTCCTCCCCCCAAGGATTTTTCTTGGGAAGACCTTGTCAGATTGCTTAAGTCGTACGGCTACTCCGAACTGGAGGGGTCAGGGTCGCGCAAAAAATTTGTGAGCGAGACCAAGCACAAGATTTTGCTGCATAAACGTCACCCTGACGGCACCTTATTGGAATATCAGATTGAGCTGGTGAAAGAAGCTCTTATATCGCAAGGGCATATGAAATGAGCAAGCAGATTCTTGAGCATAAGGGATTTCAGGGATCAGTGGAGTTTTCCTTTGAAAACAACGTCTTATTTGGAAAAATTCTTCACATAAATGATCTGGTCAGCTTCGAAGCAGAGAGTCCCGTGGGTCTGCACGAGGCATTCGTGGAGGCAGTGGAAGACTATCTCGAAACCTGCGCGGACCTAGGCGTTGAGCCTAACAAGCCGTTTTCTGGGACATTCAACGTTCGTATTGGCCGAGATTTGCATCGAGACGCCGCACGCCAAGCAGTCCGCGAGGATAAGAGCCTTAACGATCTGGTGAAGGATGCGATTGAGTGTCACATTCATGGTCGGCATCAAGAGGTTCACCACCACTACCCTGAGCAGATGGACTATGAAGGCTCCTTCACTGTGCATGAACGCAGGACTACTCAAAAAGTCTTCTTGAGCTTAGTAAAATGAACCTATATGACGTCCGACTCGACCTGGTCAAGGTCGAAGAAATCCGAGGGGTGCCTTTTGAGCCATCGTTTGAAGATGATGGCGAGGATGGCTACGACGCAAGGTTTCACGTTGCAATCAGTCGTTCACCTAGTGAAATCGAGCTCGACGACTACGTCGACGTTCGGGTCAAGCTGCAGACTTCAATAAATGATGGTTCTCCATTTTTTGAAATCAGCGTGATTGGCACATTTCAGGTCATAACCCCTGAGGGCGTATCCGCCCTTGCAACCAGGGAGGCCCCATATGAGCTTGGGTCGTTGCTTTACCCCTATTTGCGCAATGTAGCTAAGCCTTTGCTGGAGCTTTTAGGGGCCAACTCGATCGATTTCCCATATGCACCGCCACAAGCGCCACCCAAAAAGAAGCCGGCTACCCGTAAAAAGAAAATAGCCCCGCCTGTGTAACCAACGGCTGAAAAGAGCCCGCCATTTGGGCGGGCTTTTTTGTGCAGGTTAGAAAGGCGCAGGCTCTTCCAAGGCATCAAGTTCAGCGCGATCCTCGACGCGAGGATCTTCATCATCAGGAGCTTCCCAGCTCAATGTTACGGACTCGTCCTCGTCGTTAAACGTCATTTCAATGCCGTCAACCTCGGCAAGCACGCCCATTACCTCGTCCCACTCGCGATCGCCGTCCGTATCAAGCCGATGAATTTTTGCCCACTTCCGATCCTGGGCGATCGGGTGGTTAATCATGCTGGAAACCCTCAACGTAAGACGCTCAACGCCGGACATCTGGGTTGGCTGCGACGTCTTTATTTTTCCCTGCACTGCCATGAACACCTCCCTCGTTAATGCTGTATGTACATACAGTGTTTCAGAATATTAGCCTGATGCTAATCGCCGCGTAAAGACCCCTCCCCTTAGATATCCGTCGTATTGACTCTCTCGACTTCGCGAAAGATAAATTTCACGCACAGCTAAATTATTTAGCTATGAGCTATTGACGTAATTTTAGCGCGTGGCTAAATTAAACCCATCGCCAGCGACAACACGGCGAAGGGGCGGCGCCCCGCCGCTCTTTCAAAACCTGACGTGACCACCGCGACGTACCCAATGGGTCGGGACAAGCTAAATCGTCGCCCACGCAGCCTCTGGATAGCTGCCGGACTCGCCACATCGCGAGGACGCCAAACCATGCAAGCCACTCGGGAAGAACGCCGAACACGAAATGCGTGACCTGGGCAGAGATATGAATCCGGCGATGCGCATGGGGAGGACCAAACACCATAGGAGGAACCTGCCAATGAAGTAGCAAGCCCAGCCGGAACACGGACCGGCAACCCACGACAGACTGCCCACCACCAACCGGGCCACCGAGCTGCAGTCAGCAGTCGTGTAGCGAACATATGACCCAATGACCACACCGTCGAAGCCGATCTACGCGGAGTGAACAGGGAAGCTCAAGGCCGACGACACGAAAGCGCGAAGCCATCGGCGGCGTAGCGCTACCAGGTTTCACTGGCTGGCCTTCGAGGTTGAGGGCCAGACGGGAAATCAACAGGAGTCAGCAGCATGCAAATCAACCAGAAGAAAACGGTCCAGGTCGACGTGACCTTGCTCAAGTTGCATATCAAGGTCAGCGACCGATTCACAGCTGGTTTGGTCGACGCCCAAGGCGACGTGGTCGGAAATTACGAGGGCTACGTGCCCGGTTTCTTCCCCGGGAATCACTACGGCGACTACCTGGAACTGGATATCGATTTGGAAACTGGCCAGATCAGAAACTGGAAGAAGCCCGCAGCGGCCGATATCGAAAAGATGCTCGATGTGGAAGACGAAGACTGAACCAGCCTGCACGGAAATTTCACTGATGCAGCTTGGCGACAGGCTGCATTGGGAAATCCCCCAACCTGAGGCATCACCATGTTAGGCAAATTGTTCGGTAAGAAATCCGGCCAGGCACGCGCTGCTGTGTCCAAGCTGGCAAACCGCGATCTGATGGAAGCTGTTGTCTACGGCGCTATCTACGTGGCGGCGGCTGATGGAGATCTCGAAGACGTCGAAATGCAAAAGGTCGAAACCATCCTGAGCAACAACCCGGCGCTGCAAGGCTTCGGCGCGGAGCTTTCCAACACCATCGACCGCGCCAAGACCGACTTCAAGTCCGGCCCGCGCATCCTTCGCCAGAACGCCGAGAAAGAGCTGGGCGACCTGGCCCACAGCCCGCAGGAAGCACTGACGGTGCTCAACGTAATGCTGACCGTGGCCGAGGCGGACGGCGAAATCGAAGAAGCGGAGCTGAAAGCCCTGGAGCGCAGCGCCAAGCTGCTGGGCCTGAACCTGAAAGACCATCTGTAAATGCCCCTGTTCAGGGAAATGGTGGAGCGCCTGCGGGCGTTCCTCATCGTCTGTCTGCTCATTGGCGTGGTGCTGATCGACTCGGTGTCCCGAGTCATCAGCATGTGCGCCGACGGGTTCCTCGCGGTGCTGATCCTGTTGCTGGTCTGGCCGCTGCTAAAGTCCAAATAGGAGCTGTCGAAATGTCGGCAAATAGCAGTTCAACAAATGGCGGCATAAGCATCCTGGGCTTGCTCGGGATCGCGTTCGTCGTTCTCAAGCTGACCGGATACATTGACTGGTCATGGTTTTGGGTGACGGCTCCGTTTTGGGGTCTGTTTGCTCTGGTGATTGCCGTGGTGGTCATCGCTGCCGCAATCAAGTTGATTGCTGTCCTGGCGACTCGAAAGAAAAAGCCGAAGCAGGCTCATGCGCAGCGGACCGGCAGCTCACCGGTCAGTAGCTCAAGACCATCGCGAGGAACTGTCAGCAACCCCACCAAGGAAGCGCGGAGGGAGCCGGTAATCAACTCAACGGTCAGCCAGCCTCCAAGCTCCTCGCGACGTGAAGCACCAAGTTCGTTAAGCGTGCGTAACTCCAGCCACGACGACATCTACACCAACCCGCTACATCCTCTGAACCCAACCAGCCAGGCGATCTACGCAGCAAGCGATGACACGCCATCTCGTTCCCATTGCAGCAGCCACACCAGCCATGGCGGCTACAGCGAAAGCAGCTACTCCAGCAGCAGCGACAGCTCGTGCACCTCATCGAGCGATAGCACCAGCTCATCCAGTTCCAGCGACTGAACAACCTGCGCCAGCGTCAGCCTGACGAAAACTGCCCGATGCCCTGGTACTCCCCCGCACCAGGCCGCATCGGAGAGTGACCGAAGCGTGCCCGAGCGGGCTGCACCGGTAGGATCGCAAAGCCCCGTGAATGTCCTGAGCCGGTGAAGCAAGACGGCCAATACCAAAAACCCGGCGGGAAACAAGCAGGCGTAGCGACCTGGTGTTTCGATCACTCTCCAATGCGCTCAGATGCAATGCAGAACCTTACAACTCGCAGAACCGCGCGGATGAGCACACGCCAGCCCCGGCTGCCCCCTGCGCCCAACCATCCCGTTTTTCCGGATGGTTCACTCTCACACGGAGGATTCGCAGCCATGTAGCACATCGCCAAGCCCGGACTACTGCCCCACGCGGCTCCGGGATAACGGCCAACGTACGGAGGCGTCGTTGAGCCAGCAACAAAACAGAAGCCCGGTTTCGACTGGGCTTTTTTTCACCTGGCGTGTACCCGCCAGCACTCTCCCCGGCGCCCAACGGCAAACAGCCGGCGACCAGAGTGCTGACGAATACACGCAACCCACCGAGGAAAGGACATGAATCAGACAATCAGCCAGATGCGCGCCGTTCACGAAGCGTTGCGCCAGCGTGCCGCCCAGGCCACCGCCGAGTTCAACGCCAAGCCGCGCTTCGTGGTGGTGCCACATCAGAACAACCTGTTCGGGGTGCTCGATCGCCAGACCGGCGTCGAGCGCGCCGAGGTGACGGGCCACAACAGCGCCTGCCAGGCAGCCCAGAGCTTTGAGGACGTCTCCAAGTTAACCCAGGCTGCACAGGTCACCGTCGGCACTGTTGCCCGCTTCATGCTGCGCTGGACCGTGATCTTCTGCGCTATCACCCTAGTCTTCATGTTCATGGGGCATCAGTCGTGAACTTCGCTCCGCTGGCTGATCCCCGGAAACAGATCATTGAAGACCTACGCGCGCAGATCGACCATTTCATGGCGACCGGCAAGAAAATTCAGCCGCTTGAATCATTTCCTGAGCGCGTACCGCCGGCCCCACGCAGTAATTTTATCGACCCCGACTACGTACTGAAACGCAAGCGACTCCGCCTGAACGCTGCTGAGCGTGACCAGGTGCGCCGTATCACGGAGGGCATATGAGCAAGCGCAAGCCGTGTAACCGCAAAGTCCAGATCGAGCGCAGCATGCGCGCTCTTCTCGGGACCGAGCGTGCTGCTGTGATCAGCATCGACCCAAGCGGTCTGCAGATCATGATCAATTGGAAGAACGGCAAGCAGATCCGTTCTGTTCCGGTCGCCGACGCCCTGTGCGATATCGCTCATCGATGGACAATGCATATCGCCGGGATCTGCCACCAGGCCGACGGCGCCGAGTACATCAAGATGACTGTCTTCACCCCAGACGGCGTTCATCGTGTAGCGACGCTGTCTGACCTGGTCGAGCACTTCTACGAAGAGGTCAAGGCCGAGTGCAATCCGAACCACCTTGTTGGCATTGGCTGGCTGGCAGTGCCCGGCGCAGTTGAGGTGAGCGAAGCCCAAGTATCGGCCCTGCTTTCGTCAATTGGTGCGTGGCGGCAAGTGAAGGTTGCGGCATGAGGCGAATCAACAAACGAGTGCACCAACGCCGTCGGCAGCCGTGGATGGGGTTGCCGGTGCACCAGATCAAAGAGGCACCGGATGGAAAAGTCAGCAGCTGCCAGGCACTCGGCGGATTACCGGGCGCGGCAGAACGAGATCAAAGCAAAGATGGGAATCGAAACGCTGAAGATCGAAGCCCCGGTGGGCACTCGGTCCGGCATGGACACTGCGATGAAGGACCACGGCTACAGCCAAGTGCAGGAACTGTGGCAGGACCTGGCGCTGTCTTTCTTGGCGGCCCCGCTTGAGGAACAAGCTCGGCGTTTGAGAAAGCCTGACGCGGCAGTTTTTGTTGTGACACTAAAAATGGCGCGCCAGCTTAGGGAGTTAGGAATGCGGGAGCCTGATAGGAACGCTGACGATGATTAATCCTGATATTCATCATGCAGCTCACGCAGAGCTTTCCAAAGCTTCCTGTTTCGCTCAGTAAGCTGCCGCATCGTGGATGGGTTCAATTTTCCATTTTCCAACAGCTCAAACATCTCGCGATGATAATGCGCATAAAGTGCGACCGGGGGAAGGGCCCCCTGACTGCCTCTTTTGATCGCTTGCTCACGAGAGTCGTATCTATCTCTTTCCGCAAACTCGAGGACGAATTTTGCGCGTTCACGCTTTGCTTGGTAACGCGCCTGAATCCACACGGTAATCAGTGAGCTGCTGGCCCCGATTCCAGCGCCTATCAACCCTGCAACAGCTGCATCCATTTACGGTTCCTCGGAAACCGGCCCCATGCCGGTCACCACGTATAGCCCACCACTCGAAACTTCGCCAGCAGCGGGCTACGTGGTGGCTGGTTCAGCACGAACCAGGCGGAATCCCGTCCTTGTTGAAGTCCTTGAGCCGTTCCTTCTCTTTCTCAGTGGAGTGGGCTGGAACGTCCTCTTTTGGCGGTTCTTTCTTTTCTTCTGCCATTGCCGTGTCTCCTTGGGGTGTGTCTGTTTTGGCAGCCCCTGGCAATGGCAGTTCAACCAACCTATTCGCCACCGAGCCTTTCGGAGGCTGTCGCAGGGAGCATTATCATGGCCGATCAATTTTATCTGCAGGACAGCCGCAGCTACGTCGGGGACGGCCTGACCTTCTGGGCGAAGGACGGTAAGGGGTATGTCACCGATCTGGCCAAGGCCGAGCTGTACACCGCTGAGCAGGCTCAGGGACACCGAGACACCGACATCCCCTGGCCGAAGGAGTACGTAGACGCCAGAGCGCGCATTGGCGTCGACTGCCAACACGTCACTTTGTCAGAAGCGCTCGATCAGCATCCCGATGCATCTGAGTTCTACATCCAGAAGCCGAAGTGCTGGAACGGCAACAACCTGGTCTGGCTCTGTGAAGATGGCTCGTTCACCAGCGACCTAAGCAAGGCAGTTCGTGTGCCGCGGGAATGCACCATCAGCTGGATTGGGAAGCTCGGGCAGTCTGGGGCTGTCGTATGGCCACGCCCCTACATCGACGCGCACAGCCGCCGGTTGGTGGAGCGCGATGATGTTTCGATCAAAGAGGCCCTGCGCGGCACCGGCATCAAGTTGGCGAAGCCGAAAAAGCCGCGGGAACTGATGTTCAACTGTCACGGATGCGGCCGGTTTATCTCTGACCGCCAGCGGTTTCAGCATGATTGCCTGAACTGCGGTGCAGACAACCGGCCCTGATCACCCCACCACCGCATCAGCCGCCACCTCAATAGCCAGAACAGCCCGAGCGAGGATCGTGCCTACAGAAATGCCAGCTCATCCATCCATGAGGTGCGACCCACTTAGGTTTACGGCGGGCCACGGGCTCTCGTTCCAGTAGACGTTCGTGGCTGCCAGTAATGGCATCGGCATGCCAAGCCGACGTTGCTCGCTCAGCCATTCGCGCGTCTTCTCAACGTTGAACGTGAGCTTGTTGATCACCTGTTCGGCCAGCAGTGCGCCGGCCACTAGATAAGCACCACAATCGGAACAGTCCGCACCACGGATATCGTGACCCGCTTCAACAATACTTGCTGCGCCTTCGCAGATGAAACATTTCATACTAGGCTCCGGTTTTTTGGAGCACTTTAGCCCAGCAGTCAGGCAGCGACTATCAGGGTTAACCCTAGTCAGGCTCGGTCTGACAGACCTTGAGGAGCCAAGATGCCATCTGGCTCTGCTCACTCACCGAGTGGGCCCGTATGAATGAATAGTTTGTCCGTCAAGCCTGGGACCTTCTCACGGATGGGCGCGGGAGTGTTTGAAGCGAAGTAGACCGAGTAGCCATAGATGCTTCCCGCGCCGTATACCCCAGTCACCCATGTATCAAACTCATCCGCACTCAGACACAGCTGCTCCCTAATAGCCTTATAGCTGACGGCGTCGAGTGCATGGAATTGACGCACATTGATCGCGCCTTCGCTCATGACCTCTCCTCCAACTTGAAAATGAGTGTATGGCAGGCTGATGCTCAGGATATTCCAGCCTCATCCACCAGCTTCATGCCCAATGCTTTGCCCGCGATCTGTGCATACCCGCGATCAACGTATGTCTCTGTGCCTGGGACCACAGGAATCAACACCTCTTCACCCCGCTTGATTTCAACGTTGATTCTCCAGGTTTCGCGACCGGCTTCGTTTTTCTCGCAGGTCATGTAGTTCCACATTCTCAAATCTTTGTACACATCGTAAATCCGGTGTTCGGTCATCGCGTGCCTCCTTTAAAAACGATGATCGGAGCAATTGTAAAAACCAATTTTGTGTCACGCCAGTGGCGAGGATCCCGCATGATCGATTCAAAATCCCGCATCGTCTGCCAGTTCAGTTGCGGCGCTGCTTCTGCGGTCGCAACGAAACTCGCCATCGCCCAGTACGGCGCCACGCATGAGGTGGTCATCATCAATGCCTTCCTGGCCAACGAGCACCCGGACAATCGCCGGTTTGCTGACGAGTGTGCGGCATGGTTCATGCCAACCAATCACGGTGCTCCGCGACGAGAAGTATGAAGCGAACATCATCCAGGTGTTCAACCGCGAGCGGTATATCAAGAATCACCTGGGCGCCTGCTGCACGAAGCTGCTGAAACGCCGTGTTCTTGACCAATGGAAGCAGCCAGGCGATGTGATGGTGTTCGGCTACACCGCCGAGGAGGTCGACCGCCTAGAAGACTTTCGGGAGCGCAACCCAGATCGTCCTATGGTCTCGCCCCTGATCGATCGAGGCCTGGGCAAGGATGACTGCAAAGCGATGCTTGAGCGCGCCGGCATTGAAATTCCGATCATGTATCGAATGGGCTACGACAACGCCAATTGCATCGGATGTGTGAAGGGTGGCGAAGGCTACTTCCGTGCTATCCGCGAGGACTTCCCTGATCAGTTTGAAGCGCTGTGCAAAGTCCAGGACACGCTTGGGCCGGGCTCGTACCTACACCGCTACCGAGATACCAATGTGCGGTTCTCGCTACGCGACTTGGGCGGCGGCCCGGTCCGGCGTAACGAGAAAATCCCGACCTGCTCATTTTTCTGCGAAATGGCGGAAGCCGACATCATCGCTAGCGCCTGAACATCAAACCAGGCACCGCTTTATGATCAGTCCCACAGATTGTTTTCGGCAATGATTAGGGGGTGCTCAACACCCCTCTCTCTTTGTGCCTCAAACCAATCCTTCGTTCGCGCGGGGTTAAAAACGTAGCAATTTTGGTTAAGCAGATGCAAAGCGGTTCCGGTAATGCCGTACCAGCCGCAAGAAGGGCAATTCACCAGATGCCCACCTTGGAATGCCGGAGTTTCAGTCGCCTGCCGATCACAGATAAAACACTGCATATCCACCTCCTTTTGAATTAATCGCGACTATAGCTGCGAGGATCCCGCATGTCTGCACAACAGAAGAAACACCCGTTCGATTTCAAAACGCAGTACGGCCTTGGCTTCGATCCGCAAGACGATGAGATCGTCGTGGACTTCTTCTGCGGCGGTGGCGGCGCGGGTACCGGCCTGGAGATGGGACTGGGCCGCAAAGTGAACGTGGCGAAGAACCACAGCGCCAAGGCGATCAGCATGCACACTGTCAATCACCCGGGTGCGCAGCATTTCACCACCGACGTGTTCGAGGGTGACCCTGATACCGAGTGCGGCGGTAAGGCTGTCGGCTGGTTCCATATGTCGCCGGACTGCACGCACCACAGCCAGGCCGCCGGCGGCCAGCCGCGCAAGCGCGAGATCCGCAACCTGTCGTGGATCGGCTTGAAGTGGGGCGGCAAGAAGAAGCCCCGCGTCATCAGCCTGGAAAACGTGAAGCAGATCCTGCAGTGGGGCCCGCTGATCGCCAAGCGTGACAAAGCGACCGGGCGCGCCATCAAGCTGGTGACCGTGCTGAACACCAAGGGCAAGGAAGTCATCGAGAAGGTTGTCGCCGCACCTGGTGAAGTCGTGCCGGTCGGTCAGCAGTTTCTGGTACCCGACCCGAAGCGCCGCGGCACCACCTGGAAGCGCTTCGTACATCTTCTGGAGTGCATGGGCTACGTGGTCGAATGGCACGTCATCAAGGCCTGCGACTTCGGCGCGCCGACCAGCCGTGAGCGGCTGTTCATGATCGCCCGCTGCGACGGCCAACCGATCGTCTGGCCAGAACCGACCCATGCCAAGAAGCCCGGCAAGGGACAGCAGAAGTACCGCACCGCCGCCGAGTGCATCGACTTCAGCGACCTGGGCAAAAGCATCTTCGGCAGGAAGGACGAACTGGCCGACGCCACCAAGCGCCGGATCGCCAAAGGCATGAAGAAATTCGTCATCGACAACCCGGCGCCGTTCATTGTGCCGATCGCGAACTGGTCCACCGAGACGGTTCAATCCATGGATGAGCCGCTGCGCACGGTGACCTCCTACCCAAAAGGTGGGTCATTCTCGGTGGTGAGTCCGGTCATAGCGCCGGCCACGCACCAGGGTAGCGACCGTGTGAACGATCCGCTCGAGCCACTGCCGACGGTCACATGCGCCAATCGGGGCGAGCTGACATTGATCAGCCCGACGCTGGTGCAGACCGGATACGGCGAGCGCGAAGGCCAACAACCGCGCGTGCCGGGGCTGGATCAGCCATTGGGGGCAGTGGTGGCCGGAGGGGTAAAACACGCGCTGGCCGCCGCACACCTGGTCAAGTTTCGGTTTGATGATGAGGGCAAGGCGCTGGATGAGCCGCTGCCGACCATCACCAGCGGCGGCAACTACCAGCGCCCAGCCGGCGCCGCGCACGCCATGGGCATCGCCACCGCATTCATGGCCCAAATGAACGGCGGGTTCAACACCACCGACGCCAAGAGCCTTAACGACCCAATGACCACGGTGACCAACACAGGGAGTCAGCAGCAGCTGGTGACCGCGAGTCTGCTGCACCTGCGCGGCAACTGTGATGCCCGGGCAGCGGATGAACCGCTGCACACCGTCAGCGCCGGCGGCACGCATCACGGGCTGATGACCGCCTTCATGGAACGCCAGTTCGGCGCCAGCGTCGGCCAGGCACTGACGGGGCCAGCACCGACCATCACGGCGGGCGGCGGCGGGAAGAGCTCGCTGGTCACCTTCGAACTGTCGCCAGAGCATGAAGAAGGCGCTTTGCGCGTCGCAGCGTTCCTGATCAGCTACTACGGCACCGATAACATGGGCGGCTGCGACCAGCCGACGCCAACGATCACGACCAAGGATCGCCTGGGCCTGGTCACCGTCATGGTCAAGGGCACGCCGTATGTGATCGTGGACATCAGGCTGCGGATGCTGCAACCGTCCGAGCTCTACCGGGCGCAAGGCTTCCCACCGGACTACATCATCACTCACGGCGCCGACGGCAGGCCGTTCACGAAAACCGAACAGGTACACATGTGCGGCAACAGCGTCAGCCCGCCGCCGATGGCCGCCCTCGCCCGCGCCAACGATCCATGGCGCGCCGCCCAACGCCAAGCGGTTGCAGCCTGATCCACCATAAGTAACCTCCAGAGGTTACATCTCGAAAAGTAACCTGAATCGGTTACAGGGATATCGCAATGAAAAATCTGATCTGGCGCCTGCTCGCCAAGCTGCTGGCGCGCCCTGCTGTTGCCAACTGGTTGATCACCCGCGCCCAGCGCACGCCCTACCAACACATCATGTCTGCCGACGGCCAGGACACGTACATGGGCCGGTGGTGGCTGTTCAACCCGCATGACCGAGGAACGCACATAGGCAGATACGCCTGGTTCCCATGGTCGATCCGGATCCACCACATCCTGCGTCCGGATGCTGACCGGGACCTGCACGATCACCCTTGGAACGCCCGCACCGTGATCCTTCGCGGCAAGTATGTCGAGCAGCGACCCGCCAGCAGTGAGTGGAAAGACTCAGTGCGTAGCTGCCTGGTTCAGGGCGCTGACCCCAAGTGGCATGAATGGCTCACCCGGGATGCCTGCGAATGGCTCCGGCGCGACACCGGGGATACAGCGGTGCTTCTGCACGGGCAATACCACCGAATAGACCAGGTCTCCGAGGGCGGCGTCTGGACCCTTTTCATCACCAGCCGCTGGCAAGGTGACTGGGGCTTCCTGGTGAAGGGCAAGAAGGTCGATTGGCGCATCTACACAGGTGAGAAGCCATGAACACAGCGCCAGCACTCGGGCACACCGTCACTGCAACCATCACCAGGCCATCCGAAGGCAGCCCGGTCATCAGCTTCCGCCAGCTGCCATTCGAACCTGTAACACCGAAGCAGGCCCGCGACATCGCCCGCCAAATCATCCAAGCCGCCAACGCCGCCGACCAGGGCGAAGTGGGCACGTATCCGCAGGAGGGGTTATGAGTCAGGAATTGAATCAGGATTGCGCGATTTGCCTGTCACTGGGCGACATCTGCATGAGCTGCGAAGAGCAAACCGCCGCTCTGGCGCCGGCTGCCGTGAAACCGGTAGTGCACCGCTACCGCGTCGTGAAAATGCTGTCCGAGGACGGCAACAAGATCGACTACAAGCCGCACGGCCCATGGGTCGTTATGGCAGATGTCCACCACGCCCACGTCACCCGCCTCCAGGCAGAGATCGCCGCCCTGCAGCAACGCCTGACCATCGCCGATCAGCGGGTTGATGACCTGCAATCAGTCGTCGAGCAGGTGTTGACCAACGCAGAGAGAGGGTTGCCGCCGGACCTGCACCGAACGCTCAGGAAGCTCGTACCTGAACCGGCATCGACCCAGCCGGTGGATGAAGCCGAGCGCGAGCCGTTTGAGGCATGGCACCGCCGGAGGTTCAAGACCAAGTACAGCACCGGCGCGCCAACGCGGGATATACATGGCAGCATGCCCGATCCGAACTACGGGCCTCCAAACCAACAGCAGATGTGGGAAGCCTGGAACGCCCGGGCCGCGCTGTTGATCCCGCGCGACTACGAAATCCCTGGGACATCCTTCCTGCGCCTCAACGCTCTCGCCAACGAAGGCGAGTAACCCCCAGAAAATCTTACCCCAGCCCGGAAAATCTTACTTTCCGCCCTACCGGCTCGGATTTATTTACTCATTGCCTGCTGCGCCTGAGCGCGGCCATGCGGAGCTATGCCCATGATTATCGACGACATCATGACCGACAAGATCACCCTGCACGGCCTGGGCTTCGTCCAGGTGCAGTTAGAGGGGAGCCAGCGCCTGCACGTTTGGCACCCCGAGCTGCCGCGCCGTTCCTGCTTCGAACACTCGGCTATCCACGATCACCGCTTCAACTTCATGTCCCGGGTGATCGTTGGCACACAGATCAATCACTGCTACGAGATGCAGCGCCACGACGAGGGCGACTTTGTGCTGTACCTGCATGAGGGCAAGCGCGGTGAGAACGGTGGGCGCCCTTGGACGCCGGACGGACGTGCGCACCTGAACTGGGAAACTACCTTCAAGGTGCAAGCAGGCGACGACTACAACACCATTGCTTACGACTACCACCGCACCGAACCCGGCGGCGACGGGCGCGTAGCAACAATCATGCAGAAGCGCGGTGATTATCCGGCCGGCGCCCATTCAACCTGCCGCTACGGCATCCAGCCTGACACCGACTTCGACCGCTTCCAGTGGTCACCGGCAAAACTTTGGGAAGTGGTCACCGACGTGCTGCTGGGCAAGGGGGTGAAGTCATGAGCCGCAGCGGATATAGCGACGACTGTGGCGGCTGGAGCCTGATTTGCTGGCGCGGCGCGGTGACATCGGCCATCAAGGGCAAGCGCGGCCAAGCGTTCCTGATGGAACTGCGCGATGCGCTGGAGGCGATGCCGGTTAAACGGCTGACAAAAGACACTCTTGAGGCGGATGGTGAGTTCTGCACCCTGGGCGTGCTCGGCGCGAAGCGAGGACTCGACATGAGCAGCATCGACGCTCACTGCCGCGAAAGCGTATCCAAAGCCTTCGGTATTGCCGAGGCAATGGCGGCGGAGATCGTGTTCGAGAACGACGAGCGTGACGGGAGCTACGAAGAACAGCCTGGCGGCCACTACAAGTTCATCCGCGACACGCCAGAGCGCCGATGGGAGCGCATGCGCAAATGGGTCGATGAGCAGATCCAGCAGGTGGCCCTATGACCGACCGCGATCGATTCGAACTTGAGTACGCCGACTATCACAACTGCACTCTGGCCTGGTGCCAATCCCAGCGCCTGAGCAATGGCAGCTATCTGGATCGTTTCATGGCCCGCGCCTGGCACTGGTGGCAGCGCGGCAAGGAGGCGGCATGAGCAAAGCCCCAATTGAGCCGCAGGACTACCTTTACGGCGTGAAGGTCGTCCAGATCGAAGACTTGCGGGTAGCGCGTGGCCTGACGCGCCGGCCGACATCTTCATGTCAACACCGGAAGCTCGTCTACGACCACAACGAGCGCCGCATCTGGTGCAGTGATTGCGAGACCGAGGTTGAGGCCTTCGATGCATTTGAGGGACTGGTGAGCATGTTCAGCGCGGCGGCCGGGCGGATCAAGCGCCGCGAGGCTGAGCTGGCTGAGGCCGAACAATTCCAAGCGCGCAGCCGGGCGGCGAAGGTGATGGACGAAGCATGGCGCAGCACAAAGACCGCGCCGCTATGCCCGCACTGTAATACCGCAATCCTGCCCGACGACGTTGTCGGGGGTGTCGCTAAGGCGTCGAAAGCCTTGGTGCTTGCCGCGCGCAAACGCACATCTGACAAGTAACCCCTTCCCCATCATCCACATGCCTGCCGGTGTACGGCGGGCGATCAGGCGATGCTCAGCAGCCGCGCTGGCGGCTTCTCGTCCGCCTTGAGATACAGATAGTCGCGCCAACCTCGGAAGGCGCGCTGCTGCCGCTCGAAAGCTTCCTGCCACTGAGGCGTGCCGACCTGGTCGACTCCGATAGCCATCATCTGCTCGGTTGCGTCATCCAGCTCCTTGACGAGGTCGAGCGCGTTTGGTGAATCAATAGGTTTCGGTCGCATAAATTCCATTTCCTTTGGCTACCTCATTGAGTAGCCAACTCCTTGATAGTGCTCGCGTTCCGACGAGCGGCTATTTCCAGCAGACCACTATAGCCTGCTTTCCGAAGCAGGCGGGAGATACGCATGTCCAGAGAAAATCCGATCCATCAACAAGATCAGGCCCTCATCGAGCGCATTCATTCGCAGCACCTTAAGCGCATCGGCGTGCTCGGCGACGAAGCAATCCAGTTTCAGGACGCCTCTTACGCCGTCGGCCGGCAGCGTGGCGCGAAGGAAGCAAACGAAGCTCTCCTGGCCGACCTCATCGAGGCTGCTGAAACCCTCCGCCGGTACGAAACCCTGCATCGCGCCAAGGGCACGGACGAAAGCACCACCAAAGCAGAGGTGAACGCGGCGCTTGCCAGTCGCTTCGAGGCAACCATCGCCAAAGCAACGCAACCACTCAACCCCGCATAGACCCGGAGGTAGCCAACATGGCCAAGGTATCGCTGGAGAAATGGGGCGAATCGAATTTCGACCCTCCGCCAAAGCTCAGCACGCTGCGCAAGTGGGCGCGCGAGGGCTTCATCTTCCCTGCACCACTCAAGCACGGGCGCAGCTATTATGTTGAGCTTTCAGCCCAGTATCTGAAACCTGGCTCGCTGGCCAGACGCATTGCGAGAGACCGACATGGCGCCAAGGCCGCGTAAATCAGGTTCCAAAGATCTTCCGGCAAACCTGTACCGCAAAACCGACGCTCGCAACGGCAAGACCTACTACACCTACCGCGACCCGGAGACGGGTCGTGTGTACGGTCTGGGCACGGATAAAGAATCGGCAATTCACGAAGCGCACACCCAGAACATGATTCTGAGGTCGACATACCCTAACCAGCTTTCTGACCGCATTGCGGAAGGCCCGCGGCGAACATTCAGCGAATGGGTGGTCGAATACAGGACTGAATACGCGAAGCGCGGGCTCGCCGCTTCCAGCGTTGCCACGATCGGCCGCCGGCTGAGTCAGCTCGAGCGGCACTTCGGAGAGATGGATCTGAAGGAGATCAGCACGTTTGACGTGTCGGCCTACGTGAAGTCGATGGAAGCTGAAGGCAAGGCCCAAATGGCGAAAGCGATGCGCTCCCTCCTCCATGACCTGTTCCGCGAAGCCATGGCGATGGGCTGGGCCAAGAACAATCCGGTATCGGTCACCCGCGCTGTCCGCACCAAGGTCCAGCGCCAGCGGCTGAGCTTTGAATTCTGGCTACTCATCCATGCCGAGGCGCCCACCTGGCTGAAGCGAGCGATGGAAATCGCCCTGCTCACCGGACAGCGCCGCGATGACATCCATAAAATGCAGTTCAAGGACGTGCACGACGAAGCGCTGCACGTGGTCCAGTCCAAAACCGGCGCCCGGCTGCGGATCAGCACATCCCTGACCCTGGCCTGCGCCGATCTGAATTTGAAGGACCTGGTCAAGAAGTGCCGAGACAGCGTAGTTTCGAAGCACCTGGTGCACCACGGCAGAAAGTCGACCAGCACGACCGCAGGCAATCCCGTATCGTTGAATGCGCTTACCGTTGGGTTCGCGGCGGCGCGGGACAAAGCGGCGGCGAAGGCCGAAATTCTTTTCGAAGGTGCTCCCCCCTCGTTCCATGAGATGCGGTCTCTGTCTGCCCGGCTTCACGAAAAGGAAGGCCGGAACCCTCAGAAGCTGCTCGGACACAAAAACTCCGCCATGACCGAGCTCTACAAAGATGGGCGGGGCACCGAGTGGATCGACGTCGCCTACGCCTGATTTTTGGGGAGGGTTTTGGGGATATATTGGGGAGGTTTTGGGGAAGACTGTGAACCCCTGTAAAAACAGTCTCTTACCGAACCTAGAAATAGTAGCGGTCTACTACGTGGTTATAAGCCCACCCTGTGTAGGAGCGCGCTTGCCCGCGACCGGCGGCAAACCCGCCGTAAAACCCGCAAACACCGAGCTTCAGACTCACCGCGTGGGCAGGGTTCGCTGCCGGTTCCCGGCAGATCGCGGGCAAGCGCGCTCCTACAGTCCGCACAGTAGTAATCCAGTATTACCTCGCCCGCCCGGCGGCTTTCTAAACTGCCTGACCACTCCTCACGAGCAGCCTGCCATGTCCTTCCAGAGCGAAACCCAACCCGGTGTCTGCACAACGCCCGATGCCGTCACGCAGGATTACGTGTTCAATCACACGATGTTGCGGGTGAAGGATCCGGCGCGTTCGCTGGATTTCTACACGCGGGTGCTGGGCATGGGTTTGCTGCGCAAGGTGGATTTTCCAGAGGCGAAGTTTTCGCTGTTTTTCCTGGCGATGACCAAGGGCGTCGAGGTGCCGGAGGATGACGCAGCGCGGATGAGCTACACCTTCAGCCGCGAGTCGGTGCTGGAACTGACCCATAACTGGGGCAGCGAAAGCGATGACTCGCAGTACCACAACGGCAACAAGGACCCACGCGGCTTCGGGCACATCTGTTTCTCGGTGCCGGACATCGAGGCGGCCTGCGCGCGTTTCGAGTCATTGGGCGTGCCCTTCGTCAAACGCCTGGACAAAGGCATGAAGCACGTAGCCTTTATCAGCGATCCGGACGAATACTGGGTGGAGATCGTTCAGGCCGACCTGCTGGGCAATCTGGGCCAGTGA